AATGACTTACGAAGTTCAAACTTGGGATGACGCAGATAAAACTGTGTATTATGAAACCGTAAAGGATGCTATTGATTATGAGAGTGCTCGTGATATAATTGTAGAGAAGTATCCAAACCGTAAAGTAATTGCTGTGATTAGAAAATGACTTACGAAGAATTTTTGAATATTCCATATAGTACTCTCAAAGATATTGAAACTATCCTTATCTTGAAAGACAAACATAATCTGGATATTACTAAACAAGAAGAAGATTTGTGTAGGCATATCAGCAAGTATTATGGAGAGCAAATCAAATCTTATGAACTCTTCAAGAACAAAGAAAAACTTGAACGACTTTTTAGAAAATGAGTAAAGAGGAGACCTGTGAAGGTCTCTTTTTTGTATCAGCATTTCTTAACATTTATACCTGTTAGTATACCTACTGGTATAAATAGTATTAGTTAAACATACTTGATATGACCCTTACTCACAAGCATCATATTATTCCAAGACATATGGGAGGAACTGATGACCCTTCTAATCTTGTTGAAATGACTATTGAGGAACACGCAGAGGCACATAAAAAATTGTGGGAACAATATGGAAAGGAGGAGGATAGAATTGCTTGGATGGGTCTATCTGGTATGATAGGTAAAGAAGAAGTTATTTCTCTTCTTATGAAGTTGGGACAAGAAAGGGGAAGAGAAAATAGAGGACCTATGAGTGAAGAAAGTAAGGAAAAATTAAGATTGCTTCATTTAGGAAAACCTAAAAAACCAGAAGCAGTTGAAAAGATGAGGAAAACAAAAACTGGTGTTCCTCAAACAGAAGAAAGTAATAAGAAAAGAAGTGAAACTCTAAAAAGAAAGTTCCAAGAAGGGACATTTATTCCTGGTGCTTCTTATGCTCCAAAAACAGAAGAACATAAGAAAAAATTAAGTGAAGGTTGTAAGAAATCTTGGGATGAAGGAAATAGAAAAAAACCAGAAGTCCAAGGACCTAAAACAGAAGAAGGTAAAAATAAATGTAGTGAAAGAGCAAAGGAAAGATGGAGACAATATAGAATAGAAAGAGGACTTGACCCAGATACTCCTATGAAAAAGAAGAGTAAGTAGAAATCTCTATTGCCCCTTTTGTTAAGAAGTGATAAAATAAATATTACAAATCATTACGGAGGTTTGATGGTTTCATCTACAATTTCTTTACAAAATCAACGACGAGGTTTATTTGACCTAGTTGATGATTGGTTGAAACGAGATAGGTTTGTGTTTATTGGATGGTCTGGATTACTTTTTATACCTTGTGCCTATCTTGCTCTTGGTGGTTGGTTGACTGGCATTACATTTACGACATCGTGGTATACACACGGTATTGCTTCAAGTTTTTTAGAAGGTTGTAATGTGCTAACAGCAGCTGTGTCAACGCCTGCAGATTCTATGGGTCATTCTCTTCTTCTACTTTGGGGTCCTGAGGCTCAAGGGGATATCGTCAGGTGGTTCCAACTTGGGGGACTCTGGACTTTTGTGGCACTCCACGGGGCCTTTAGTCTGATCGGTTTCATGCTTCGTCAGTTTGAGATTTCCCGTCTAGTGGGTATCCGTCCTTATAATGCAATCGCATTCTCTGGTCCTATTGCAGTATTCGTTTCTGTGTTTCTGATGTACCCACTGGGTCAATCCAGTTGGTTCTTTGCTCCATCATTTGGGGTGGCAGCAATCTTCAGGTTCCTTTTGTTCCTTCAAGGTTTCCATAACTGGACCCTCAACCCTTTCCATATGATGGGAGTTGCTGGTATTCTTGGTGGAGCACTGCTCTGTGCAATTCATGGAGCAACAGTAGAAAATACACTTTATGAAGACAGTGATCAATCAAATACATTCAAAGCATTTGAACCTACACAGGAAGAAGAGACCTACTCGATGGTCACTGCTAATAGATTCTGGTCTCAGATTTTTGGTATTGCTTTTAGTAACAAGCGTTGGCTTCATTTCTTTATGTTGTTTGTGCCTGTTATGGGTCTCTGGACCTCCAGTATCGGTATTATTGGTCTTGCCCTTAACCTTCGTGCTTACGATTTTGTCTCTCAGGAGATTCGTGCTGCTGAAGATCCCGAATTTGAGACATTTTACACAAAAAATATATTATTAAACGAAGGCTTGCGTGCCTGGATGGCTCCAGTAGACCAACCACATGAAAATTTTGTGCTACCCGAAGAGGTATTACCACGAGGCAATGCCTTGTGATAAAAATATAATACCCTGCGGAAACGCAAAGACCCTTCGGGGTCTTTTTTATTGACTTATGACCCTAACTATGGTATTATATAAATAATAATAGAGTAGTTAATGAGTATGACTTTAAATAAAAAATCAATTCCGTGTGGTGGTTTAATTGGAAAAACTTTTGGAAGATTGACTGTTGAAAATGAATATCGTTCTGGTCCAAAATATATTTTATGTGAGTGTTCTTGTTCTTGTGGTGGTAAAACCAAATCTACAAGAAGGGAGTGTTTATTGAGTGGTAAAACTCAATCTTGTGGATGTTTAAGAACTGAAAGATCTGTTGAGACAAATAAAAAAAGATTTGACCCAAACGCAGTATCAAAGTCAGTTGAATATAGGATGTTAACAAGAGCAAAGAGTAGGGCAAAACAAAATAATATTCCATTTAATCTTGAACTTACTGATATAGTCATTCCAGAAACTTGCCCTTTGCTTGGTATTCCTATTGAGATACAACCAAAGAAAGGATATCATCCAAATAGTCCTTCATTGGATAAAATCATTCCAGAAAAGGGATACATAAAAGGCAATGTATGGGTCATCAGTAATAGAGCAAACACACTTAAAAACGACGCATCTCTACAAGAACTGGAATTGTTAGTAGAAAATCTAAAAAGATTGTAATATATTTAATTCATAACAATTCATAAAAACCTAGATAAAATTTATTATAATTAGTTATAAGTTCTTTCTTTTTTTATGAAGATATTTTTAGATACTGCAGATGTTTCCTTAATTAAACCTGCATATGAAACAGGATTATTAGATGGTGTTACCACAAATCCATCATTAATTCTTAAAAGTGGAAGACAACTTTTACAGGTCATCCACGAGATTGCAACAGACTTTTCAAACTTACAGAGCATTTCCGCAGAAGTTGTCGCAGATACTGCAGAAGAAATGCTTTCTGAGGCACAAAAATATTACACAATTGCACCTGCAGTTACAATTAAAGTTCCTTGCACAGTAGAGGGTCTTAAAGCTTGTAAATTCCTTTCTGATAAGGGAATTCAAACTAACGTAACATTAGTATTCTCAGTTGCTCAGGCAATTCTTGCGTCTAAAGCAGGGGCAACATTCATCTCACCTTTCGTAGGTCGTTGGATGGATAATTCAATTGATGGGATTGAGTTGATTAAAAATATTCGTAATGCATTTGATTATTCAGGTACATCAACACAAATCCTTGCTGCATCTCTTCGTGACGTAAGGCAAGTAGAACAATCTGCTCTTTCTGGTGCTGATGTAGTTACTATTCCACCAGTTGTATTCTGGGGAATGTATAAGAACATTATGACTGATAAGGGTCTGGAACTTTTCCAGAATGATTGGGAAAAAGTTCTTAAAAGTAAAAAGTAAAAAGGAAAAATGAAAGAGAAACATCAATGTTGGCATTTTGTAATGTCATCTTTCTCTAGAATTTATGGTGTTAATAAAACAAAAAGTGATGAAAGAATACATGCATTTGCATTAGAATGGTGCGATGAGAATGATTATGTTTGTAATATTCATTTAGACGATTTAAAAAAAGTTGATGCTTATTTTAAAGAACAATACGAAACTTGGGAGGATTAAATGAAAGTAGGATTAATTGGTCTTGGTCGGATGGGGGAAGGAATGTCCCGTCGTATGATGAAAGCAGATATCGAAGTCTGGGGTTATCGTAGGAATTATGAAAAAGCACAAGAAGCATTTGAAAAAGGATATGTTAATGGAATTGTAGATGATATTGAAAACCTTGTTAAAGTAGTTAAACAAAATAAAAAGGGTGAAACTCAACCAGGAATTTTTATGATGGTTGTGCCTGCTGAAACTGTAGAGGAGACGATCAATGAGTTACTACGATATTGTAGTGAAGGAGATATTATTATTGATCATGGCAATAGCAATTTTAAAGACAGTCGGAAAAGAGCAGAACGTCTGGCAAAACTGGGCATCCAATATATTGATTGTGGTACTAGCGGTGGTGTTTACGGTTTGGATCGTGGATACTGTCTTATGGTTGGTGGTGGAAATACTGCGGTCTCCACTTGTTCAAAAATATTCTCTGCACTCTCCCCAGACATTCACTCCTGCCATAGAACAGATCCAACATCTGATCTAACTTCTGCAGAATATGGTTGGTTGCATTGTGGTGGACCTGGTGCAGGTCATTTTGTGAAGATGGTGCATAATGGTATTGAATATGGAATGATGCAGGCATATGCCGAAGGATTCAATATTCTCAAGAATGCAAATAATGGATCTCAATACATTAAAGAAGGTGATGCTGAAGTTGCACCTATGGCAGATCCTGAAAGTTACTGTTATGATATCAATGTTGCAGAGGTTGCTGAATTATGGCGTCGTGGTAGTGTAGTTGGTTCTTGGTTACTTGATCTTACTGCGGATGTACTACGCAAGGATGGTGATCTTAAAAAGTTCTCTGGTGGGGTATCTGATAGTGGTGAGGGACGTTGGACTGTTTCTGCTGCTGTCGATCTTGGAGTTCCTGCTCCTGTTATTACCACGGCACTATTTGAAAGATTTAACTCTCGAAATCTCGGTTCATTCGGATCTAAAATCCTTAATGGTATGAGATATATGTTCGGTGGACATCACGTTAGATAAATTCAAATTACTAGTAAAAGATTAAAATGTTACTCATCTTAGTCCTATTTCAACTCTTCGGAATTTTTATGTTCATACTGTCCATACTTCAAGATTTATGAAAAGACTTTTTTTATTGAGTATTATAATTTTTTCTTTTATTCCAATTAAGAGTCAAAATAAAACTCTTAGTAATTATGGAGTAAAAGACCGAACAATCACTCCAACAGTGATTAGTAAGGTTGTATCAAATGTCCCTGTGACTAGAGAATTTGCTTATAGGAAACTAGAAACTCTAATTCCATACATTAAAGTTTCTAGTAAACAATTTAATATTCCAGAAAATGTAATTTCTGCAATTCTTTATGAAGAGATTATTCACCGCAAACCAGTAGATTTAAAAACTTTTGGAGTTGCACAATTGGGGATAAATGAATTGGTAATACAAGGACTTCCTCCAAAAAAAGAACTATTGGATGACGATGAAGTAACAGTTTGGTTATTGTCAAGTAAACTTCGACGTTTGCAAAACCAAACTGGATCATTGAAAGATGCAATTATTCTCCATAATGGATATTATGATTATTATGAATCTGTAAAAAAGAGTGCAAAAGATCCTAAAATTCTAATGCTATTATCTCAACAACGTAAGTCTAATTTTATATTAGTATGATATCATCTACTACACCGAATAAACTTTCAGAAATTATCCGTGATACTTGGCCTGGACTTTACAGGATTCCCATAAAAACCTATAGTAATCAAAAGATTTTAAAAAATGAAAAAGTATAACGAAGAGTATTTTTCAGTATTTCACAAAAGAACTGGAAAAAAAATTGCAGATTGTGGTACTAGGGAAGATGCAAGGATGTTGATCTCCATGGATCCACAAAATCGTGAGTATAGAGTAAATAAAATGTTGATGAGTGATGTTATTGATATTGAAATTCCAAAAGCACTTCCAACAACAGAAATTGTAGTAAACAAGACTAGTGGTTTTGGTGGATCTCTGGAAATAGAAGAATCTATGGCATTTGGAAGGCAATTATCTCAGATCAAACTTCCCGAAGGTCAAGGGGAACCTGTGATTATATGAATCACAGAAAGAAAAAACAAGCAGAGAATCAAAAGAAGAAAAGGATGTATACACCTGAAGGATATCTTTCAGATCCACCAGATTCTAAATGTCCATATTGTGGGAAAGATAATACATCCTGTTCGTATGTGAATAGTCTTTCTCGTGCTTGGGCAAGAGATGCATGTAAAAGGAAAAATACTACTAAAAAATCTCACTAGATATTACAAGTTCTATAATAAAGAATGCAACTCTACAATTCTTCAGAAGATTATTTGTATAATCTTGAAACTTCTTCAACATCTGAATCTAGAAGATTATGGAAAAATTCAATTAAAGAAAAATGGGAGTACAAATGTGCTTATTGTAAATCTGATGAAAATTTAACAATGGATCATATAATTCCACAATCTAAAGGTGGAACTGATCATTTAACGAATGTTATATGTGCATGTGAAAAGTGTAATCGATCTAAAGCACATGAAAATTGGGAAACTTGGTTTCGCAGACAGGAGTTCTTTACATTGCAAAGATACAGTGATATAGTAGAATGGAGGACTCAACTTTCTAAACAAGAATTGAGAGTTTATAGACCACGTAAAAACAATACAGCAATTTAAAATTACTATGAATTTTACAATTTATTCAAAACTTGGATGTCCATTCTGTGACAAAATTAAAATGGTTCTTGGAGATTTAAGTATTAAGAGAGGAACTCCTGTAATTTGTTATGAATTGGGTACAGATTTTACTGCAGAAGAGTTTTATGCAGAATTTGGACAAGGATCTACTTTCCCACAAATTATTATGAACGATACTGAGCATCTTGGTGGATGTGTAGATACGGTTAAATATCTGCAAGAAAATAATCTTCTTTGATGATAGATCTAAATAATAGTATTCACGAAAGAAATCGTGGAGTCGAACTACTGCTTCATAGGGAGAAAACTAAAAGGGAACAAAATAAAAGTAAGAAATTTAGTTTGAAAAAAAAATTTTCTATTTTAAGATGGGAATTTAATTTTCAAATAGAATTCTTTATTAAAAGAAAAACCAACATCTCAGGAGAAAAAAGATGTTAGCAGCAGAACTCACTATTTTTTGTTTAATTAGTATTTTGTTTTTATGTGTAGGGTCGGTAATTGGCTGGTTAGCAAAGACACACTCCTACGAGACGCAACCTCAAAGAATTTTCATGCACCCTGAGATGTTTGATGAAAATGGAAACGTCATGCCAGATGAAATACTTGCAGTAAGATTTGAAAATGGATATTTTGAGAATGAAGATGATGACGATGATGACGATTGAGTTAGACTAGATAGTACAAATGAATTGAAACAATTATGACTTCTACAACAACTAGAAAAAAAACTAGTACTACTACAAAAGCAACAGTAGATAAAATTGAAAAACTTCCAAATAATCCTTTTGTTTTTGAAGTTTTTCAATTGGTAAGTAAGCAAAGAACGAATGCAAAAAAAGTTCAAATTCTTAAAGAACATGAACATCCTTCATTGAAGGCTATTTTTATTTGGAATTTTGATGATAATGTAATTTCCATGTTACCTGAAGGTGAAGTTCCATATGGAACAGTTTCTGATGATCTAGTAAAAACTGGATCAATTTCAGAAAGGATTGGAAAAGAAGTTGAAAAAATGGAAGTAGAAAAAAGTTCTTCTGTAAGCTATACTGAAAAAATTAGAACAGGACATACAACATTAAGAACTGAATATGAAAAACTAATTAATTTTGTAATGTCTAAGAATGGTGTTCCTGGAAATGCAGGAGTTCCTAAACTTCGTCGTGAAAGTATGTTTATTCAAATGCTAGAAGGTTTACATCCATTGGATGCAGAGATCATGTGTCTAGTTAAAGATAAAAAATTACAATCTAAGTATAACATTACAAAAGAAATTGTATCTGAAGCCTATCCTGATATTACATGGGAAGTTAATAGATAAAATTTAAATGAACATTATTCACAGAGATTGCGATCCAACCTACGCAAAAAATAAAGAGTTACCTAGAAATTCATACTTAGTTTCATATCTAGATGATGCTCAACATCCTGTTTATGATATTGTGCAATCTGGATCTAGAGTAGAAATTTTTGATTATTATTATGATAATTATAGAAATGTAAAAAGCATTGATTGGACTTCTGGTACGGTAAATCCTAAAACATACGGATATCAAGTAAAAGAAAATAAAAAGAAAAAATAAATTTGTTACAAAATAATTGACTAGATATATTGTAGGTAGTATACTGCAATTATCGTTCATCCTATGGCTAAAGCACTTTTGCTTTTAGCATGGGTTCCATTTCTTTCTTTTTCTACTTCACAACTAACTGCAACTGAATATGCAGTTAAACTTAGTTGTGATACTGTGTGGGAACTAATGGACATCGTTAAAAACGACGATGTAGTTAATCAAAGAACAGAAGACCGATTGCTATTAGAACTCCGAAAGGATTTTATTCAAAAGTGCTAAAATTAAATAGGACGGAAGTACGCCGACTCGGAACGGAATGCCTATGTTTTTCTATACCTATTGTGGAAAAAGAGTAGGTCGTTCATCCTACTAAGGGACGCAAAAGCCGACGGAAGGAACGCCACCTAACCTTAAAAAGTAAAGGAGCAACCCTAATGTCTAAAGTAGTTTATCGTGGTGTCGAGTATGATACCCAAAAACGTCTTGAGTATCAACAACAAATGATGCAACAACCTCAACAATACAACGAGACCTATCGTGGGGTTAAGTTTGTAAAGGAGGGACATAAATGATTAAAACTATTAATGTACTTCAATTGATTAAAGAACAAAAACAAAAAGAAGAACGTCGTCATCAAGCATCTCTTGCTACTTTGTTAGCAGCAAAATAATATGAAGGGGGACTTGACTTCCCCCCTTTTTTTATGTAAAATTAAAAAAACATTTATTTATGGATAAAGAACGTATAAAACTCATTATAAAAAATATGGAGTTGTTACTTAACCAATTAAAACTTGAAATGATTGAAGATAAAACAACTGTAAAAGATAATTATGTTGTAGATTCTTCTATTATGGACTATGATGAAATCTTCGATGAGTAATTAAAAATGAGAGAAAAGGCAATATTGAAGATGATCAAAAAAGCATTGAAGCAAGATCATCTTTATAGTGATGAAGAACTTTCGTACATGAAAAAGGAAATGATTAATATTGAAAGTCTTCTGAAAGAAAATAAGAAAAAAACTAGTAAAGGATTTGGAACAAAATGAAACCAATTAAAGCAAAAGATCTTCTTGAACTTGATAAAAATTTGGAAGTAGTAATGCTACAATGCTATCCAATTCCAGAACAAGTCATTTATCAGGCAGCAAAGTGTGATTACTCTGAGACACCTATTCATACTCAAGACATTCCAAATTCATCTGGGTGTGGCAAATGGATTGTAGAACGTCTCCTATCGAATGATAAGGGTCACTGGGGACCTCTGGAGCACCCTGGCATTACCGTTTCGGTCTCTGGGTATGTCCATAACGTTGCGATGCAAGCAAGGACTCACAGAGTGGGAGTAAGTTTTGATGTTCAATCACAACGTTATACTGGAAAAAGAGTTGTAAAAGTTGCAAGTGGGGAACTTAATACTGAAGATGTTTTTTACGTTCGTCCTCCTGGGTTTTATGTAAATCGTTATGGTAAAAAATATGATTGGACAGAAGAAGATTATCATGATGAACTTAATTGGATTTTAGAGGGTTGTAAAAGGTATGCTGTAAAGTATGAAAAGGGTATGTGCGAAGAGCACATTCGTGATTATCTTGCACAAGCAATCCGACAAAATTTTGTAGTATCATTTAATCTCAGATCTGCTCTTCACCTAATGGATCTTAGAGCAAAACTAGATGCTCAACTTGAGATTCAAGCACTTACTGAACAAATTGCACCTATTCTTAAAAGATGGGCACCTAATGTATGGGATTATTATGAAGAAAAGAGACTTCATAAAGCAAGACTTTCTCCATAAATAAAGTTTATTTGAATTAAATCATATGAAATCTTATTGTATTAAAGATACTCTTACTGGTCATGTTTTTAAAATTCTTATGACCAAAGAAGAATTTCAAGGATTTCTTAAAGAAAATCCAGATATGGATGAGTGCATAAATTGTGTTGAATGTGATGATGCACCATCCATTTGCATTGAATAAATATCCTTACGTACTATGGAGGAATGAATTTGGCAATTTATCCAATAATTCATAAAGAAACAGGTGAAAAAAAAGTCATTGAGATGAGTGTCAATGATATTATGCAATGGTATTCAGAGAATCCTGAATGGAAGAGGGATTGGTCTGAAGGATGTGCAACTCCAGGTGAAGTTGGAGAATGGAAAGATAAATTAGTTAAATCCAAACCTGGATGGAATGATGTTCTAAGTAAAGTTTCTCAGGTTCCTGGATCAAAAGTAAAACCAATTGGATAAAAATTTTATGGCAAGAAGAAAAAGAACTAGTGGTGATTATACTGGAATCGGATCTGGTATGACTGCAAAGCAAATGAAAAGAAAAAAACCAATTAATTTGGATTTGCTTTTAGATATTGAACCATTGACTGATAATCAAAAAAGATTATTTTCTTCTTACGATGAGGGTAAACATATAGTTGCACATGGTGTTCCTGGTAGTGGAAAAACATTTGTTCTTCTTTACAAAGCACTAAGAGAAGTTTTAAATGAAGTTTCATCTTATGATAAAATTTATATCATAAGATCTCTGGTTCAAACTCGTGAAATCGGATTTCTTCCAGGATCGCATGAAGATAAATCCGAATTGTTTGAAATACCATATAAGAATATGGTAAAATACATGTTCCAACTTCCATCTGAAGCAGATTTTGAAATGCTTTATGGAAATTTGAAAGCACAAGAGACTATCAGTTTTTGGAGCACATCATTCTTACGTGGAACTACTTTTGATAATTGCATTCTTATTATTGATGAGATGCAAAACTGTAATTTCCATGAATTGTCTTCACTAATTACTAGAGTTGGTGAAAACTGTAAGATTATGTTTAGTGGTGATGCTGAGCAAAGTGATTTAATTAAAACAAACGAAAAGAACGGAATCCACGATTTTATTCGAGTTTTGCAAATTATGCCATCAGTGGATATTGTTGAATTCGGAGTAGAAGATATTGTACGTTCCGGTCTAGTGAAAGAATTTATTTTAGCAAAAAGAGAACTTGGATTGTGAAATTTGAACATGTTAAATTAGATCTCCTTCCATTAGAGAGGGAGATGATTGATGGAGTTAGATATTATAAAGTTCCAGACGAAGATGATCTTCTTCGTTTAGTTTCTATTACATCTGTTACTAGTTTCTATAATCGTTTGATTTTTGAAAATTGGAGAAGACGAGTAGGAAATGCTGAAGCTGATCGCATTACAAAAGCAGCAACTACTCGTGGAACTGATATGCACACCTTAGTTGAACATTATATTTCAAATGAGGATTTGCCTAAAGACACCACAGAAATTGCAACTAATTTGTTCAATATCATAAAACCTGCTCTGGATAGAATTGGAAAGATCTATGGAATTGAAATAGGTCTTTATAGTAAATATCTTGGTATTGCAGGAACTGCTGATACAATAGCAGAATTCGACGGTGAAATTTCTATTATAGATTACAAGTCTTCTAAAAAACCAAAACCTCGTGAGTGGATTGAAAACTATTTTGTACAAGCAACTGCATATGCATGTATGCTTTATGAACTCACAGGCATTCAAGCAAAAAAATTAGTTATAATTATGGCTTGTGAAAATGGAGAACTTGTAGTTTATGAGGAGAGAGACCTTGCAAAATACATCAAACTTCTGGTAAGATACATCAAACATTTCGTAAAAGAAAATACAAAATGATCAATACAACTACTGTAGATGAAATTATAAAAACAAAATTTTTATCTCCTGAAAAGTTTGCACTGGACATTGAAAAATATGTCCATGAAAATAATTGCGATTACATTGAAGGAATTATAAATTATTGCGAGCAAAACAATATTGAGATAGAAACAATTCCTAAATTAATTTCTAAACCATTAAAAGAAAAACTTAGACACAATGCAACTCAATTAAATTTCTTGAAAAAAACTACAAAAACTAAAATGGTAATTTGATGTGACACCTTTTGAAGTTTATAAATTATTTTTAGCATTAAAAAATCATTTTACTAAAGATACATATGATTACTTTAAGTATTGTGGTAAGTCTAGAGCTTCTGTAGAATCTTTCAATAAAAGGACAGACAAGTATTTTTTTGAAAGGTTATCTAGAAAAAAATCAGAACAAGACATAAGAGATTTTTTTGTATCCAATTTTGTTAATTGTGACAATCCGCAGCAAGTATACATTTCTGAAATAATAAGAAACGGAGAAGAAGTATATTTGCAATGGAAAAAAAGAATGCAAAGTATGTCTTACGCATTTCAAACTGAATCTTCAGTTTTTATTCACAAAGAAAATTTTAATGAATTTTTTCTTTGTAAAAATGGAGTCCATTCAGATTTAATTAAAAAACACTTGCAAGGTGCATTATCTATTGAAACTTTAGTAATACTTGATTATATTTTAAATTACGTAGATAACTACGATAAGATTTTAGACGATCCAGTTTGGGATGTTTTGGGAATGAAAATTAAAAAGTATAAACCATTTCTAAATATAGATATTAAGAAGTATTCAAAGATTTTGAAGGAGACCATTTGTGAGTGATTTTTTTAGTTCAGAAATAGTGAGAGAAACACTTAATGAACTTGCTGAAATGCAAAAGGAATTGGTTCGGCAAGTTTTATATCTTCCTTATATGGCAAAGGAACAGAAGAGAGGACATCTTCAATTGATGAAAGATTTTCTTGAGAAGCAAAAATTGCTTTTCTTTAGAATGTCTCTTTCTGATGATCCCGAGGCTAAAGAGACCCGAGATAAAATCTTGCAATCTGCACGAATGTTTGGTTTACTAGAGGGACAGGGGATGGACGAATTTTTCGAGCTTCTTCAGGGGACCATCAATAAACTTGAAGAAGGATTGGAACTGTGATATGATGATTGCGGCTAGACAATCCGCATCCAAGCTAAGTCAAAAAGGCCAAATACACTTAATACGAGGTAAAACAATGAGCTTTGCTAATCTTAAAAAGCAATCTAAAATGGGTTCTCTTACTGAGAAACTCATTAAACAAGTTGAAAAGCTTAATGATGGTGGTGGGGGATCTGATGATGAAAGGTTTTGGAAACCTTCCATGGATAAGAGTGGCACAGGGTATGCAGTAATTCGTTTTATGCCTGCTGGGGGTGATTGGGATGATGAGTATGTGCAAGTATTCAATCATGCTTTCCAGGGTCCTAGTGGACAATGGTTAATTGATAATTGTCCAACTACACTTAGTCGTAAATGTCCAGTCTGTGATCATAATAGGGAAGACTGGAATACTGGTAGCAAAGAAAAACAGAACATTGTAAGGGATCGTAAGAGGAAACTTTCTTATTACTCTAACGTTTATATCATTAAAGATCCTGCTAATCCTGAAAATGAAGGTAAGGTTAAAATCTTTAAGTACGGTAAAAAAATCTTTGAAAAGATTGATGCCGCACTTCGTCCTAAGTTTCAAGATGAAGAAGCAATCAACCCATTTGATTTCTGGTCAGGTGCAGATTTTAAACTGAAGATCTGTAAGGTTGATGGTTATTGGAACTATGATAAATCTGAATTTTCTACACCCTCGGAGTTTCTTGATGGAGATGATGATGAACTTAAGAAAGTTTATGATACACTCTACAACTTGAATGATTTTGTTGATCCCGAGAAATTTAAATCTTATGATGACTTGAAGAATCGTCTAGACCTGGTTCTTGGACTTAAGAGTTCTAATAATCGTAAGCAAATTGATCCTGAGGTTGAAGATGAAGTTGAAGATGAGTATGAAAAACTCATGGAGAAAAAATCTTCACCAACAAAATCTTCTAAACCAACTGTCATTGAAGATGATGAAGATGAGGATGAAGATAATGCACTAGATTATTTCTCGAAACTTGCTGAGATGTGATTAAATTAAAAGACCCCCAGTTGGGGGTCTTTTTTTAACTTTTTAATTTAGGATTATATACTTTTTTAGTTTTATCATCTATGTATTGAGATGATGGACCATACTTCATAATGTTTCTCATATCACTTAGCATTACTGATAGATATTCAGGTTTTAAAATTAAAATTTGTCTTTTATTTTCTCTTTCTCTTAATTCATATTCATAATTAGTAACTTCTTTAATTTGATTTCTAATTTGAATAATTTGATATTGTGTATTCAAATATTCTAATTCTGTTTCAGATGTAATTTTAATCGTTAGTCCTGGTAATGGAGTTGACATTTTTATTTAAATCTGAATGCTGGTGTGATGCCACCTGTAGGAGATTCTTCTCCTACAATTTCATATAATCGAGTATCTATATTTATGTCCTTAGTTCCAATCATATCATCTACATCAATTTTTATTTGATTTCCATTTCTTTGTTTAATTGATAATGAACCACCCCAACTTCTAGGCCATTCATTTAAAGTATTTGGGAATACTACAGATCTTTTACTAATTCTATCTTTACCTCTTACATAAATTACTGAAGTTGTGATGTTAATATCATCAATAATTACATCACTAGTTTTATTTCCTCTACTTGTAACTTTTATCTTTTGATTTAAATTTATACTTACAGTTAATGGTTGAGTAGTGTTTGGGAATGATGTAAGATTATATGTAGTCTTTTCTTCCGTAGTTTTAAATTCTTGACTAATATCATCATCTACGACTAGTCCTCCAGGAACTACTACACGATTATATTCATCACGACTTTCAATAGTTTCATAATGCTTTCTTTTATATAAATTGTCTTCAGAACCATATTTTTCTAAAAGATGTTTCCTGAAACTTACATCATCTAAAGGCCATTGATCTTGAACATTTGTGATATTGTTTGTAATTAATATTACCCAATCTAATTCGGAATCACCATAAACTCTTTCTGCTATTTGATCTGCTCTTTCATTTCCTTTTATTTGATAATAATCGAAAGCAGTTGCTACATTGGCAATATCTTCACGAAGTTTTGCTCTTTTAAAAAGATTTTTTGTCAGAGTAACATCTTCGTTTGAAGATTGATTTGGAAATCTTGAAACGTATTGTAAATTTGGTAGTTCGTTAAAGTATGCCATATCAGTATCCTACGTCGTTTGGACCTACTTTTGATTGATCTCCACTGGTGATCAGTGGTCCACTTTCTTGATAATCGGTATTGTAAATTGGTTCCAACTCTTCAAACTGCATGTTCATAGTTACAGACACTGGTTGTCCTTTATCATATGCTGCCCATTGTCCATCTGGACTATAATTTACTGAGTATCCTACTAAAGCACATATTTTAAATTTATTCATACCTTCAATTTCTTGATCTCCAACAGTTTTATATTGTAATTTAAATACATTTGGAGTTCCTAGTAAAAGGGAGTTTCCTCCTGCTTGAGATGTTATTTTTCTAGGTGCCATTCCTTGCTTGAAAAATCTAATAATTTTTCTAACATTCCTAGATTCCTCTTCACTTCTTGGACTTAATCTATAAGCAAACGAAAATTGTCTTATAGTTGGACTATTGAATAATAATTCAAGATTTGAGTTTGGAATAACACCAAATCCTCTTGCAAGAATACTCTCTGGAGAAACTTGGAAGTTTGCTTGGTTTAATAATAATGATAATAATGCAGTTTTTGCTTGAGGATTATTTAATGCTTGAAGTCCACCTGCACCCATAATGGCACCTATTTGTGCTAGTGCTGCAGGTGGAATTGGTAATCCGGCAAGTTGTGGAATTTGTGCTGCCATTGTTCCAGTTAAAGCTGCACCTGGATTTTGAATATATGAAGCAGTAACTGCAGCAGTAAGATTGTTCATATGATCAGAACCCCAACTCACGTTATTACTATCCATAGCATTATTTGGTATTGGTAATACTACAGTACCAATTAGATCTCTTAACGCAGAATTCCTTTGAACTCCTTGAGTTAAAGTATCTATTGGTTTATTAGTTAAAAATGTTTCACCCCTTGGTGCTTTATATGTAAATTGTGTGATTTGAAGTGTATCTTGTTGTGTCTTTAAAATATCTAATGGATATAATAAATTTGCTTTATCTTTTACTATAGTTTTTAAATTATCACCACCAAAATATTCTGTAACATCTATAGACAATCCTGGATCTAATAAATTTCCTTGTCCAGGTGGAGCAGAAAGTGGACCTGGGACTGTAGGTGAAGTTCCAGGATATGCATTTGTTACTCCAGGATCTGCTTTTTGATTTTGTGGTAATGCAGAGTTGTTTACTTTATTTCCTTTATTTTGTCCACCATAAGCTTGATATGCAGAATACACTTCTTTTCTAAGATTTTCACTTAGTTGTCTAGATAATGCTGTTGGTTTATTTGGATCCCCATCCTCAAATAATTTTGGATCTCTTATTGCATCAGAGTACCATACACCATTCTGATAGAATACTGCTGACCCAGTTCCCAATAGATTTTTTTCTACTAACCTATAGTCTCCAGTTTTGGGGTCATATTGCAATGCAAGTTGAAGTCCAAGTGGACCACATGTTTCACATCTATATCGATTGTCATTTAGATATTGATATGCCATTATGGGGAAGAAAGTGAATCTGGATAATCCCAAACTTTATATTTGGGAACTTTTTGTCCTTTTTTATCAACAAAACTTTCAGTTGGTAATAATGAAACACCCTCCCAATCTTCTTCGGGAACTTTATAGAAATCAGTAACTACATTACCAAAAAGGTAATTCTTTAATGTTTTTCTGGGTGCATTTACAGTTCCTTTTTTATTTAGATAAGATTTAGTGACAGCACCTCTGTATGCTGGACTTAAGTAGTGAACATTTGATCCTAAAAATAAACCTTTTCTTGGATTTACTTCAATCACATAGACTAATGGATGTTGATCCCAGAATTGATATTTTTGTGGATATTGTGCAGAATATAAGAAGAATACTAGATCTCCCGGTGATATAAAATAGGTATCTAACTCATTTATATTCTTTTTTTGATATGAACTCAATTCATTCATAAGTGCATTGGTCCACCAATTTCCACTTTGATATTTTCCACCAGTTCTTTTTGTTATATCTTCTGAGATCATTATTTTATTCCTAATTCTTTTTCAGTAAATACACGAAATTCCCAACCATTTTGCTCACATGTTTTTTTAGCTGCTTCCCATTTTGCATTGTTCCTCACCCACGTTTGAACTTTATATACCCATGATTTGGTTTTTCTTTTTGGATTTTTTTCAGGTTCTATTAAATCTTTAGCTGGTTTTATTTCAATAAGTGCTTTTCTTATATTTCCAGTTTTATCTTTATATTTGATGAATATATCTGGAAAGTATCTTTTATATTTTCCAGTAATTGGATCAAGATAATGAATGATTTTTTCTTCACTTTCCCAATAAATTATATTTTCATTTAAATCACAATATTGAAACATTTTGAGTTCATATGAACTTCTATAATATATTTCACATGGATTTCCATTATATTTTTCTGGTAGTTTTGGTGAATATCTTCCTTGAATATAATTTTTCATTTCTTTTTATTCCATTTCCATTTACCTTTTATTCTTCCTGGCATAAAATCATCTCCTGGACTTTCGACTGATCTTTTATTAATTTTTCCATTATTCCACCAGGATGTCCCTTTTGTTATTCCTAAAGTATTATTGGGAGGTTTTATTCCTTTTTCTTTTAAAGTTTTTGATATTTGTTCTTTTTGTTTTATTCCTTTTTCTGTTTTATAGTAATTTAATCTATCTATAGATTTTAATTTTTTATATTCTTCCGTATGTTTTTTTCCAACCCAAAAATTTCCATGTAATTCTCTATATTCTTTTAATCTTTCACCATTTGGATCTGGAGTAGGTTTTCCTTTATTTTTTAAACTTATTTTTTCTTTAGTTTCTTTTGAATGTTTAAATCCTAATAATCCTTCTCCACCTAAAGTTTTATTATATTCTGGATTTATTTTATTAATCCATAATTTTTCTTTTTCCAACAAGTCTTCCCAATTTTTACATTCTTCTAGTTTTTCTATATAAAAATTTTCTTCTCCGTATTTTACCAGTGCTGATGCTATCCCACAATTTAATTGTTTTTTATGTTCATTAAATCTTTTATTCAATGATCTAGATGTTATGCCAATATATTTTTTATTATTGATTTTATTGACTATTTGATAAACAAACATATTGTTGTGTAGGATCTCCCTTATATTTATATCTAACTTTTTAAAAATATGACCGATCTTCCTTATGCACCATAAATACTAAAAAGGTTTATTGTATTTATAGATGGCTCAGGAGCAAGGCAAAGGTAAACCAGATATAGGACCATTATACATAAAGCAAACTACTGGAAGAACTGATGGTAGTGTTAATCTTCCAGGTGCATTAGAAATTTTTGGTGCATTATCGGTAACAAGTCAATTTAAAGTTGCTTTACACTTGACAAATGCTGGAGACTTTTTAAGTCAATATTTAAATCAAGTTGGATTGACTGATAATGCAGAAATAAATGAGTACTATAATTTTTATTGTTCTGATGCTGCATTACCTGGTGCAACTTTTGATACCATTGAAGAAATAGGAAGTCGTCAGGGAGTTTTGGAAAGGTTTCCAAATAGAAGAGTTTATGCTCCATTTACCATGACTTTTTATGTTGATAAAGACTATAGAATGTTGAGATTATTTGAAGAATGGATGAATTATATCAATCCAATTTATGGTAAAAATGGTGTTTATCCTGGAACTCGAAGTGGTCAAGGTGATGCAAAAGATAGAACAGATTTTTTCAGATTTAGATATCCAAACACATATAAAAGAACTATATCTATAGTAAAATTTGAAAGAAACTTTTTAAAAAATCCAGGAAATCTTACTAATGTTTCTAATCAACTTGGCAATGTTCCATCATTAACTTATAGAATGATTGAAGCTTTCCCTACAAATATTACTGCTATTCCAGTTACATATGAAGGAAGTACAATCACAAAAACAACAGTTACTTTCGATTACAATAGATATGTTATCGAATACAATAAAGGAACTGACGATTTACTTTGAATAAAAGAAATAAATATCATTACTTATTATTGTAAAGTATGCCATTACCTAAGATTAGTACTCCAATATTTGAGTTGATTTTGCCATCAACTGAAAAAACAATTAAATATAGACCATTTTTAGTTAAAGAAGAAAAAATATTACTTCTTGCATTAGAAAGTAGAGATAATAAACAAATTACTAATGCTATAAAACAAATTTTAAAAGAATGTATTATTACTAAAGGTATTAAAGTAGAAGAACTTCCTACCTTTGACATTGAATATATTTTCTTAAATGTTAGAGGAAAATCTGTAGGTGAATCTTTAGATCTAATAATAACTTGTAGTGATGATGGAGAAACTCAAGTTCCAGTAACAATATACATTGATGAAATAAAGGTGGAGAAATCTCCAGAACATTCTAAAGATATTAAACTAGATGATAACCTAGTTCTTAGAATGAAGTATCCATCTTTAGAGCAATTCATTAAAAACAATTTCGATTTTACTTCAGAGCAAAGTTCTTCAAACATTGAAAAATCATTTGATATTATTGCTTCATGTATTGATATTATTTTCAATTCAGAAGATTCTTGGAGTGCATCAGACTGCACTAAAAAAGAACTTTTTGAATTTATTGATAGTATGAATACTCAACAATTCAAAGAAATTGAAAAATTCTTTGAAACTATGCCTGTTTTATCTCATACTATAACAGTCATTAATCCAAAAACTAAAGTTGAAAATACTGTTAAGTTGGAGGGATTGACAAGTTTTTTCGGTTGATGATGTCGTATATGGAGTTGGAGAGTTATTATCGAATTAATTTTGCACTCATGCAGTATCATAAATACTCTTTGACTGAGGTGGAAAATATGATTCCATATGAGAGGGAAATCTATTTAGCATTACTACAGCAGCATATTGAAGAAGAAAAATTAAAACAGCAGCAAAATGGTCAGTAGTGTCCTAAGTCCACAAAAAATAATAGGGCAACAGAAAAGAAACCCAGAAGCATTTCAAAAATTTTTTACTGGTGAAACTGCTCCTCTGGGATCTTCTGTGGTAGGATCTGCTGCAAATAAGATTGTAGGTTTTTCTAGAGAACCAGTATCTCCTGTCAGACCTGATATTAATAATCTGGTTAGTAGTATTTCCAATAATATTGTTAATAATGTAGATAATTCAATAAAAAATACTACAAATTTTATATTAAGTGATGTAGATAAAAAAATAAATTCTCTAAGAGATGAATTATATAAAAATATCTCAAACACTCAATCTACCATAGACAATCTTAAAAAAGATTTGTCAAAAACTATTTCTAGTTTACAGGATAATGTTTCGAAGACTCCCGTACAATCAGTAACACCTGTTACACAAATACAGCAAGTAGTTCAAAATATTCAGGCACAATCTCAACAAGTACTTTCAAATACTATAAGTAATTTTTCAAAAGATTATCAACAAAAAATAAAGGGCATAGATGATACTAAACCTTCTACTATTTTAGGAAAGTTTTTAGATCTTTATAGAAATGCTATAGGGTTTGTTAATTTCTTTGGTAACGTAAAAAATATAAAAAAAGTAGAAGATAATTTAAAAGCACTTCGTAAGTTATTTCAAAATAGTTTTGATATTGCAAAAGTACTTCGTCAAACAATTATAAAAATTGTAAATCAACTTTCCAATTTACCTAGAGCAAATCCTAATGCAGGTGGATTGAATATTGATGTTGGAGTTCCCGGTGGAAGATTGAAGCAATCTGCAGGACCTTCTGTAAGAAATGTGGGTAGGGGAAGGGGATCATCTCTTTTAAGAATGGGTGCTATAGGTTTAGGTGGACTTGGATTAGGTGCTACGGGAATGTTTGCTGCAAAAGAATTCCAAGAAAGAAAACTTTCAGAGGCTCAGGCAGTTCCTTCTACTGGAATGCTTCCTTCAAATATGATTGATAGTTTATCTGCAATAATAGATAGATTTTCAAATGCAGTAGAAAATTTAATCAGTAAGAGTGAAAAAAAGGGTTCTACAACATCTGGTGGTGGAGGAGGAGGTGCAGCACCTAGTCGGGAACCTCCACCGGGTTCTGGTGGTCCAGGAGCTATGTCTGGAACACCAGAGCAAAAAGCTATGTTAGATGCTATATCTTTTGCTGAAGGAACTCAAGGAAGTTATGGAACAGTATCTGGAGGTGAAGTAAATAAAGATTTAGAACAAGGTAAATTGACTGTCAAAGATGTTATTGATCTTGGAAATACTTTTGGAAAACCTGGAAGTAAACATAAATGGAGTGGGGCTACTGGAAGATATCAATTTATGCCTAATACTTTACAAGATCTTGTCAATAAAGGAGTATTGAAACCAAATGAACCATTCACTCCACAAAAACAAGATGAAGCTGCTTTATGGTTAGCTTATGAAAAAGGAGTTACTCCAGAATTATTATCTAAAGAAGGATTATCTGCAAATGTTGTTAATAAGTTGGCCCCAGTATGGGCTTCATTTCCAACTTTAAGTGGTAAAAGTTATTATGGACAATCTGTAAAATCTTTGAGTGATATTCAAAGATCTTATTCAAAATCATTAAAATCACCAACAGTTGCTACATCTCCAACACAACAATCTCAAGTATCTGCAGCACCTACACAAACACAAGCAACACAAACAAGATCGCAAGATATATCACAACCTGCACAACAGGCACCTCAGATGATACAATTGCCACCACAAATTATGAATATGGGAGCACAGCAGCAACCCCAATCTACGGGTGAAGTAATTGCCCCACCACCCCAGCAACATGCAGGTCCTGAAGTTCCATTTTTACCTACATCTAATCCTGATAATTTCTTTGTCATGTATTCTAGAATGGTATACAATATAGTGGACGGATAATATGGCAGTACTATCATCACCATTAGCAACTGCAGCAAATAATATTGTATCTATTGGAAATCGTTCCAATCGAGCACTTCCTAAGGCTCAAGGGGAATTTAATCAATTTATGAACTTCTTAGAAGTTAGAAAATTTGAAATTGAAAGAATAAAATTACCAGATGAGAAAAAAATAAGGCAACTAGCAAATATTAATATCGTTAATACATTTGGAAATGCAGGTGGCCTTTTGGGATCATTATTAAGTGGTGCTTTAGATCTTGGTGGGTTAGTAAGAGGATTTTTTCCTGGACGTGGTGAGAAAGTTGGAAGTTCTCCTAAATCTAAAACTCCAGGTGGAAAACCATCGATAAGAGGTGGTAGAATTAGACTTGGTGGAATTCGAGCATTGGGAATTGCTAATGCTGTTTTTGCGGGGTTGGACTTTGCCACTGGACTTCAACAGGGTGAAGGTATAGGGAAGGCTGCAGCAGGGGCAGGAGGATCTCTTGCGGGGTCTATGCTTGGTGGTGCCATAGGTCAGGCACTGATACCTGTACCAGGTCTAGGTTTTGTTCTTGGCAGTATGGCTGGTGGATTTTTAGGTGGATATGCTGCAGATCGAGCAATGGATTTTACTTCTGGTACATCTCTCAAAGAAAAAACAGAGCAAAAAATAAAAGAACAAGAAGTAAAGCAAAAATTATCTGCTCAAAGTACTACGGGATTTGATCAGGTAGTTTCGAGATTTGATAGTGTTGTGTCAAAATTTGAAAAATTTGTGAGTGGATTTGGTGCATCATTAATGGGTGAAGATGGTGCCCCTCCCATGGAAGATGCAACTGGAGAGGTAGATACTTCTTATATTGATGAACAACCTTCAACTGAAGAGGTTGGTGCAGTAACTACTGCAGAAGGTGGAGATGATCCATCAAAGCATTTTACATCTGGGTATGGGTGGAGATGGGGTAAAATGCATAATGGTGCAGATTTTGCACATCCAAATCCAACTGCACCAGTTTCCATTCTACAGGCAGGAGTTGTAGATGTTGGTACTGAAGCAGGATATGGAAATTGGGTTGCAGTAAAACATGATAATGGTTCTGAAACTTTTTATGGACATTTAAGTAGAGTAAATGTAAAAAAAGGTCAAAGAATATCACCAGGGACTGTCATTGGTAATCAAGGTAGCACTGGAAGATCTACTGGACCTCATGTTCATTTTGAGTATAGACCTGGGGGACCTGGAACTAAACCAGTAAATCCCAAAGGTGTTGCATCTTCTTATTTTAGATTTGGTGGATCGGTTAAAGTTACAGAAAGAAAAGCATCAGATGTGGGAATGAAACTTGGTGAAGTTAAAACATCTTTTGCGGGAAATGAAGAATCTGCAATTAAATCTGCAGAAACATCTCCAAAAATTCAACCTCCATCTATGCAATCTAGTTCTGCATATGAATCTATGGTTTCACTTGCACCAGATTCAATTTCCCAAAATATTCAACCTCAGATGGTTGCATATTATCCTTCTTATTCTCAGGGGCAATCTTATATTATTGATAGACCAATGATTATTGCATCTGGAGGTGGGGGTGGTGGTTCTCAAAAACCAATTATTATTCCTTCAGGTGGTGGAGGTAATGGCAATCAGGTAGTAGTCACTGGACCATCTGAAGGTGCTGTGGTAAATAGTTTAGTTAAGACAATTCTTTTAACCAATTTATCTTTCGCATAATGTCAGCAGTAAACGCACTAAAACCGAATGGGTTTGTTATTCAATCTTTAGATGGATCTAAATCTGTTGATCTTGCAGGATCATCTTCCATCATGTTTTTAGATTATTTTGAAGATATTTTATCACCATCTATTACTATGACAATTCAAGTGATGAATAGTACATCACTTGTAAATTTACTTCCAATACGTGGTGGTGAAAAGGTATTTTTAAGTGTTGATACTGGATTTGGAAAATTTGAATTTGATGGGGAAAATTCACTGTATGTGTATAAAGTTAGTGGAATAAGTCCAGATAGTACCAGTGAAATGTTTACTCTGAATCTAGTTTCTCGGGAAGCACTTACCAATGAGACAGTAAGATGTGTAAAAAGATATGGAGGAACAATTGACCAATCGGTCACTTCAATTTTAAAAGATATTTTAAAAACTAAAAAATATAAAGCAGAGAATATAGAAAAAACTTTGAATAGTTATGCTTTTATTGGAAATCAGAAAAAACCATTTCATATCTTAACTTGGTTAGGTCCTAAATCTATACCAACTACATCTAAAACGACAGGAGTATCTGGTAGTGGAGTTGCAAGTGAAGGTAAAGGTATAGCAGGATTTTTATTTTATGAGAATAAAGATGGATTTAATTTTAGAAGTATTGACAGTCTTGTAAAAAATACCAGAGTTCAATCTGGTAGTTCTAATTCTGAAAATATTCAAAAATATTATTATACTCAAGTTACTGAGCATAACAAACCAGTAAATAATTACAAAATATTAAATTATAGTTTTGAAAAAAATAATAATCTTTTAACAAATTTAAGAGTAGGTATGTATTCTAGTAAAACATATTTTTATGATCTTTATAAAAATAAATTAAATATTTACAAATATACGTTAAAGGATGAAATAAGAAATGCCAATGTTCTCAGTGGAGATGCATCAATAGCAGTATCTGAAGAATTTGGAGAATCTGTATCGAGAATAATGGTAAGAACCTCTGATATTGGAGTTATGGATAATACTATAGAAGGGGATTCGAAGATTGATGATAAAACAAATATGAGGGATGAAGCAGATATGGCAAAATCATTTTCTCGTTACAATCTTTTGTTTACTCAAGCACTAAATATGGTAGTTCCTTGTAATGTGACTTTGAAAGCTGGTGATATCATTTATGCAGAATTTCCTAAGATTGATAGAAGTGATAAAAAAGAGGCAGATCCTCAACAAAGTGGAAATTATTTAATTAAAGAATTGAGACATCATATGGAACCTGGACAGATGATTACTAGTTTAAGATTAATAAGAGACAGTTATGGTCTCTATAGTTCAACTAACGTACAGTACTAAAATGGAAAACATCCATCAACACATTGAAAACGACAAAAAAATACTTGATGATCCTATGATTTCTTCTCAGTCACGTCGTCATACTGAAGAAGAATTGGAATCATTGGAAAGATATCGTGAACGTCATCCAGAAGATGATCATGATCCAACTCCACTGGAATTATACTGCGACGAAAATCCAAATTCATTAGAATGTAGAATTTACGATGATTGATGATGCTTTATTAAAAAGTAACTATCTTGGAAAAGATGGTTTTATTTGGTGGATAGGTCAGGTTGCTCCTGCAAAGGTATGGGATATACCAGAAAAGGTTGATATAGTTACTGGTGGATCTTGGGCATATCGATGTAAGGTTAGAATAATTGGATATCATACCTATAATAAAAAAGAACTTCCAGATAAAGATCTACCTTGGGCACAAATAATGCTTGGTGCTACTGATGGTAGTGCTCAAGGTGGATTAGGTAAAAGTCATAAATTAGTTGGAGGAGAAACTGTTTTTGGATTTTTCCTAGATGGTGATGATTCCCAACAACCAGTAGTAATTGGAGTAATTCATAGAGATAAAAATGTAAAATCATTTCCTGAATCTGATATAGCATTTCAACCATTTGAAGGAAATGATACCACATTAGGATCAACAGTTGCACAAGGCCAGACAAAAATACAACCAACTGTTGACCCTAAACAGGGAGATGCTAAAGAAGAAGAATCTCCTCCCACTATTATTGGTGGTAAAATTGAAAATCCAATTTCTGTAGATCTAGGTTCGGATAGGAACTCTGGTAAGGATAAAATATTTTATGTTGATAAACAACTTGATATAATTCAAAAAGAAGTAGGTAGTATTACCATTACAAAAGAAAATGGTTGTGATAATAATATAATTGGAAAGATTACAAGGGCAATTCAAGATTTTATTACAATAGTTAATGGATTGGAAGGATATATTGATGCTTATGTAGATCCAGTTTTAAATACAATAATTGATATTACTAATGAAATTAAAAGAACTGCAAGAATAATTACAGGAGTAATTAAATTTATTATTAATAATTTTAGATCTACCATAATGAAATTGGTAGGTGATTTGTTTGGAAAATTTATTGCATTAGTTTTACCCTTACCTCAACATACTCCAGTTGCAGAAGCAACTAAAAATATAATGAATATTATATTTTGTATCTTTGAGAAACTTATAGATTTGCTTTTAGATTTTCTTTTAGATATGCTTAAGGGATTGGTAGGTAGAGCTATCAATGCACCACTTTGTGCTGCTGAACAATTTACTTCAGCAATTCTTTCTAAATTAATGGATAAAATTGAAGAACTTTTAGAACCAGTAATGTCTGGACTTGATTGGTTACTTGGTGGATTATCTCAAATTAAAGGAATTTTATCTCAAGTATCTTCAATTGCAAATCAAATTCTTAATTTTATTGGTTGTGATAGTTTAAAATGTAAAACCCCATCTGAATGGTCATTAAAGTTTGGACCTAAACGAGCAGGGATTGATAATTGGAATAATGTTTTGGGGAATATGAATGTCCTCAAAGGTGTAAATGATAATATTGATAATGCATTAGGTTCTTTATCATTATATGGATATGAAGGTTCTGTATTTAGAGATTGTACCAAAAAAGTAAAAACTCCAAAGGGTCAAGATGATTTGACTGATACAGGAAAAGTATATCCATATTGTGTTCCACCTAAGATAGAAATATTTGGAGATGGATCTGGGGCAAAGGCAGTTCCAATTGTTTCAAAAGATGGAAGCATAATTTCTGTAAAAATTATTAATTCTGGATTTGGATACAGTAAACCACCTAGAATTTCAATAGTAGATAAAACAAATCACGGTTCTGGTGCAAAAGCATCTGCATCTATTTCTAGAGGAAGAATTACGCAAATATATCTAACTCGATCTGGAACAGGATATTGTCCACCAGATTTAAGTTCAGAGTTTGATATTCCTTCATATTTGGTTACTGCAGATAGATATACTTTTTTTGAAGGTGAAACTGTAACTTATACTATTTTTACTCAAAATGTTAAAGATAATACATCTTTATCTTATATGTTGGGTGGAGATATTACTTCTAATGATATAGAAGGAAGTATGAATGGAAGTGTGACAATAAAATCAAATACTGCACAAGTTAAAGTTAAAATACGTCAAGATAGTATACAAGAATCTGTAGAACAGATGTTCTTTGATTTACAAGATACCTCTGGTGTTATTGTAGCAAGGACCATAGTAAACATATCAAATAGACTATCTCCAATACTTACTCCAATTCCGGACGATCCTATTCAAACTCCACCTGGAACTCCAGTTTCAACTGGAGTTGGAACATTTCCAAAAGAAATATTTGATAATGTCATACCACCTGGACCTGGAGTTGGAACTGATATTGTTGGAATTATAACATCAATTGTCGTAGAAAATCCTGGAATTGGATATTCGACAGGGGATGTCATTCAAGTAGGTCTTTGTACATTTACCCCTATTGTTACTCCTAATGGATCTATTGTTGGAATTCAATCTATTACTTGTGCTAATATTTTTGATGCACTTCCTAATGCGATTATAAATAGTCAAAATGGTGAAGGTGCAGATTTATATCCAGTTCTGGAATATCTGCCTCAACTATCAATTCTCCCAAGAGTTATTATTAATCAAGTTGGAATACTTACGGTTGTTGACTGCGTATGAGTAAAAGCGAAAGGCAAAATATAGATACAAATATTGCACATAAGATTTATGATAATGTTACTAACAAAGAAGCAACATATGAATGGGCAGTAACTACTGATAGTGGAAGTTCGATTCAACTTAGAGAAGACGGAAATAGGGTGGAGGCAAATCCTAAAACTTCCATAGAAGTTGTTGGATCAAAATGTGTAGATGATGAACCTGCGAAAGTCATATACGCAAAAAATGGTGATATTTATTTAGATGCCCCTGCTGGAGATATTATAATTCGTGCAAGAAATATAAGAATTGTTGCTACAGATGGTAGTGGTGAGATTACTCTGGGGTCCGGTAAAATCATAGAATTTAATGCTCCTATTGTTAGAACGAAAGGAACAAATGTCGATATTACGGCTACAAATGAAATTGGTATGTATGGGCAAACTGTAGATATGGCAGCAAATGTTCAAGTATCTAGTGCGTCATTCTCAGATGTAACACAAGGATCATTTGTTGGATCGATACTAAGTGCTTTAAGTAATCTTAAAAAATTCTTGAAAATGATTTGATATGTCACATACCACTTCTATATCACAAGTAGGTGATAAACTTATTGTAGGACAACTTGATACTTCATTTATTAGTGCTACTAGTAAAGTTTTACCCGGAACTGCAGTATTGAATGGACCTGTTTTGATGGGTGCTGCTCTTGCTGCTCCTGCAGCAAGAGCTACTTGCACAATTGGACCACCAGTATCTGCTTCTTTTCCTGCATCTCTTGTTGTCGATGGTATAACAAATATTATTGGATCTTTTAATGTAGAAGGTTCTAGTTTATTTGCAGGTGCAGTTGTTTGTGAAGGAATAGAAATTAAACAATCTGCAGACATTAAACAAGGAACGAGTCTCAGCAATGCCTTAGCAATTGGTAATGATGTTTGTATAGCAAATCTTACAGAAGTTGTAAATGGAGCATTGAGAGTTGATGGAGTTATTAGTTGTGAATGGCTTGATGCTCAATTAGCTACTGCAGCAGCATCACCTCCAAAAGGATTTGATATGCATCACCCTACTAAAAAAGGGTGGAGATTGACTCATATTTGTTTAGAAGGTCCTGAAGCGGCAGTCTATCATAGAGGAATTTTAAAAGATTCTAATATTATAGAATTACCAGAATATTGGAAAGGTTTAGTAGATTCGGAAACAATTACAGTTTACCTGACTCCTATTGGAACATATCAAGAACTTTATTATGAAATATCAGATTGGGGGTCTAAAATTAAAGTTCTAAATAATGCAGGGAGTGCAGTTCACTGTAGTTATATTGTTTATGGTGAAAGAAAAGATGTAGATAAAATTGTTGTAGAATATGAAGGTAAAATAGAAGATTATCCGGGAAAAGATCAAAGATCTATAGTTGGATATCATTATGATTATAGACCAGGAATTAATTCTTAATTAAATTGATGAGGAAAAGTATATGAGTAATTCTAGTGACATTATTGAAGAATATAAGTTAGAGATAATAAGAAAAAAAAATCAATTAAATAATTTATTGGATCAGTTATCATTAATAGATATTAAACTTGATAAGTATGATGGACTAATTGATCCAATAGATGAAAGTACTTTACCTTTATCCGGTGAAGTAAATGCTTCTGTAGATGCTGTAAAAGCAGCATATGATGCAAGAATTGCTTCAGGATGTAGAACAGATTTAAAATGGGTAGAAATAGAATCTCCTACACCTTTTAATATAGGACAATATAAAGTTTGGGAAGTACAAAAAAATCCAGACACTTATGATTATAAACCAAAAGTTGGTTTGAAATATTATAAAAAACCTTTAGATCGTGATTATGGATCAACTTTAGTTGCAGAGTTTTATGCTAATGTTTCTTCTGGATCTACAATTATTGCAATTACGGATGAAGATGGAAATCCGACATCTAGACCACCTGAATTAAAAATAAATGATACAATTTCAGACGATATTGATAACCCTTCAATATATTCTCCTGGAAATTTACCTGAGATAGTTGGATTTGGTGAAACTATTTCAGTTGGTGTAATAACATCTCTAATAGGGGGTATTTCTACTGGTTCTAATGTTTTTAATAACTTTGGTGCAGGTAGTTTTGTTGGTATCAAAACTGGCATGACTCTTGTTCATTTGGGTGTAGGTACTAATCCTCCAGTCATTCCATATCTAACAACTATTACTGGTTTTGGTAGTGCCAGTCAACCTATTGAATATTATGGTGAAGATGGTGTTTTAGAAACATCTTTATTGACAGTCAATACTTTAATATTGAGTGCAAATGCAACTGATTATATTGAAGAGGGTGAATTTTTTGTTGGAATACTTACTAATTATTCTGCAGTATTTTTATCAACTGAAGCATCAAGGTCCGGATTGACTACAGATCTTATTGCACTAAGGGTTGATTCTCAAATTTATAAAGGATTTGATTATACTAAAAGTCCAAATTCTCCTATTAAAATAGGTATAATTGGATCTTCAACTGTAGGTACTGGGGGTAGTGTTTATTTTGACGAATCTGGAATAGAAAATGAGTTTGATAAGTATAAACCCGGAAAAACTTATGTTGACAGCACTAAAAAAAATAAAAATGATTGTTTATATAAAAGTGATGGGACTTTAAGATCAAATACAACATGGAATAAAGATACGAGAGAATGTATTAGGAATGCAGAGCCTGAGGTAGGAGCAGGAAGAGGTGGTTATAATATTGGAACAACTCAGTGGCCAACAATAAAAACTTCTAATGGTGGTGATCCTCCAATTTATACTATAAAGTATGCACCCGAAGGAACTAGAGTTACAGTAGCAGCTACAGCAACTGATGTAATTGGATATGCTGCAGGACCTCCACCTCTCGGAGTTTTTCCTCCAAACTGTTCTTCTTTTGATAATACAATTAATAATTCTTTAAATTCTTATACTCAAACTAGAAATAAAAATGTTCCTGCAATTAAACAAACTGCATCTATATCTAATACGTTAAGAAAGCAAAGGGAAAAACTTCAAAGATATGCATGGTCTATTCTTCAATCTGCATCTAAATTAGATGAAGAAATAACAGAATTGGAAGCAGTTATTTCAGATATATCTAATTTTGATTTTAGGCCTTATGAGTAGAACCTATATATTATAAGAACTAAAAGCATCTAAACATAAGTTAATGGCCGATAGATATCCACTTATAGTTAATCCCGATACAGGTAAGATTGAGGAACTGTCCTACGGGGATAATCTAAATCTTGATGGGAATAGTATAGTAGGTGCATCTACTATTACTGCAAACAAATTTGTTGGTATTTTTTCAGGAACTGCAGACTTTGCTAATGCTTTACTGAATGGTTCAAATATTATTTCAGGAACAATTAGTTCTGAAAGATTATCTGGTTATTATCCAGTTTCAGTAGATAGTGCAGACTTTCTTGAAGACGCAGGCAATATTAAGAGTGGAATAGTTTCCACATCAGTTCTTCAGGGAACTTATGATATTAATGTTACTGGATCTGCAAATACTGCAAATTTTTTAACAGATGGTGCAAATATTCTTGATGGTGTTATTCCTAAAGAAAGACTGTCTGGAACATATGATATTAATATCACAGGAACGTCTTTCCAAACAGAAGTTTCTGCATACACTTTAGCATCTGGTGTATCTACTGACGTTGTTGGTGGAATTGCTTCGGTAACGCAATTATCTGTATCTGGAGTATCTACTCTTAATACTGTTATTGCTAATGAATATCTTGGTGATGGTGTAGGACTGGTTGGGATAGTAACACAACTTGTTGCAGGAATTGGTATTGATATTAACAGCAGTCAAACTGCTGGAAAGGGTGTAGTTGAAATATCTTCATATAGACCAGTTGGTAAAACAATTTATGTTTCCCAAAATGGTGATGATAATAATACAGGATTGTCAGAAAATCATCCAAAAAGAACAATTAAATCAGCATCCGCAGTTGCATTGTCTGGAGATACTATAAAAGTATTCCCTGGAGCTTATGTTGAAGAAAATCCAATTGTTCTTTCTAGAACAGTATCAGTAGAAGGAACTGAACTGAGAAACTGTATAGTCACTCCAAAATATTTGGATAGAGATCTATTCCATGTAAATAATGGATGCCATATAACTGATATGAGTTTTGTTGGACCTAATGTTACTTCAGGTGCAGCAGTTGTAGCATTTCAACCACTTTTAGGTGTATCTGAAGATAGATTTTTTGATGCTGCAAGACTGATTCGTATGAATCTTGATTTTATTGCATCTGAAGCAGTTGGATATTTAACCAGTACAGATTACCAATATCCAGCATTTACTTTGTCTAGTAATGACTATACTTCATGTAAAGATGACATTAAGGATATTTTTAAAGCAATTTGCTTTGATATTACTAGGGGTGGTAATTCTAAGTGTGTAGGAGCAGGACTTTCATATTATAGTGATGAAACTCTTCAACATATTGTTGGTGTTAAGACTGAAACTATAGATACTATTCGTTATGCTGCAGGAATTGCAAAATCTTGTATTAATAATGTCTCCTGGGATGGTAATTATCAATCCGAATTTACTCAAATTAGAGATCTTGGAATGCAAGCAGACAGTGCTACAGGATCAAATATTGATATAAATTCTTGTGCAAATGTAGTATCTGCAATCTATTCATGTGTTGGTGTTGTAACTACAATTATTGATCAAGGTCCAACTGTTTTGGGCAATGTATTTAATGTTACATATCCAGGAAATGCAGGAATTGGATTTACAACAGTAAAAGAAGTTACCAATGCAGTTTATGATGAAGTAAGTGGAAGAACCACACTTACAATTCCTAATTTTTCAGTAAAAGAAAATGACACCGTAGAAATATATGACTTAGTATTTGAGTGTTCTTCTGGTATAACTACATCTACTCAAAAGTTCCCATCTGGAAAATATGGAAATCAATTTTTAGTTGAGCAAGTTAATGAAGATGGTTCTTTTGATATTTACGTTGGAGTATCTACGCTACCTCATACTTATGTTTCAGGTGGATTTGTAGTGGATCGTTCTATTCCTGTAATAGATGCAGATTATGATCATACTACAGGAATTACTACAATTTCTTCACCAAACGCAATCATTAATGTAGGTGATTTAGTTGGAATTCGTGATTTAGAATTTACATGTATGAGTGGTGCAGGGACCACTACAATATATCCAACAGGAAGTGAGGGGTATCAGTTCAGAGTAATAGATGTACCATCTCCAGGATCATTTACAATCGTAGTTGGAACTTCTACTATTCCGCATACTTATTCTTCTGGAGGATTAGTTTTACCTCCATATTCTAAAGGTGTAGGACCTATTACACAGGGACCATATGTAAGAAACTGTACCAATTTTATTGGTAACAGTATAGGCATGAAAGTGGAAGGATTTGATGCTGAACCTGGTGATTTAAATGATATAGGTGTTACTGGTACAATGAGTGTTGACTCATACACTCAGTATAATCAAGGTGGAATTGGAGTTTCTATTACAAATGGTGCATATGCACAGTTAGTTTCTATCTTTACTATTTGTAATGATATTTCAGTATTTACTGGATCTGGAGGTCAATGTGATATTACAAACTCTAACTCATCATTTGGTAGACTAGGACTTTATGCCGATGGAGATGGAGATGAAAATACTAAATCAATTTATCGTTATACTGGAACAGTTACCACAGATTCTCCAGCAAAAAATAATGATGTACAGGTTGGAGGATTAGGATCATATAGACCTTATGATGGACAGGTTTGTTATTTTGGAGATTTATATAATTTTGTCGATACCGTAGAAGTTACTGATGGTGGATTCGGATATGAATCTGCACCTAGAGTGTTTTTCTCTGCACCTGAGGGTGAAAATGGAATTACTGCTCAAGCTACATCTACAATTGAAAATGGAAGAGTGGTTTCTATCAATATTATAAACTCGGGAACTCAATATTTAAATCCCCCCACTGTCACGATTGCTCCTCCAACTGGAGTTGGAGTTCAAGCACAAGCATCAGTGTCTAGAATGCAACCAATATTTTATAAAGTTGATTCTGCTACTTTACCAAGTGCCGGAATTTCTACAATCACTTTATTACAGAACCTAAATAATACAGTTAGTGCAGGAACTACAGTATACTTTACACGAGTAAGTTTACAAATTACATCATCTCATTCATTTGAATGGGTTGGTTCTGGAAATGATATTAATCGTGCCAAACCTGCTCTCGGTGGTGTTGCTATTCAAGATAATGAAGTTGTTCAAGAAAATGGAGGAATTGTAGTTTATACCAGTACCGACCAAGCAGGAAATTTCCGAATTGGTGATGGAGTTGTTATAAATCAAGCATCAGGAACAATTTCTGGTAGAATTTACTCCAAGAGTTTGTTTACAACTTTAACCCCTTTTATTCTTGCACTATCAGACTAAGGAGGAACGTTAAAAATGGCAGTTGCAGCAGCAGCAGTAAATAATTTCCGTACAATTACTAAAGTTGTTGGATTATCGACAGAAAATATATATGAAGCACCCGTTGGATTCGTTGGAGTGTTTTTGCTTGCACAATGTTCAAATATTGGTAACGAAACTCAAACATTAAGTTGGTATCACAATCGTGTAGTGTCTGGTGTAGGAACAGTTTCTACGGAAATTGTTAAAAATTTTCACATTCCTAGTAATGATACTGCAAACTTATTGCCTGGAAAATTAGTTCTTGAGCAAGGGGATTATATTACTATAAGTAGTAGTAGTTCAACTGATTTAAAGTTTATTATCAGTATTCTTGAAACTTCTAATCAATAATATATAAGAAATGGCAAATCAAGGGTTCCTAAGTAAGAGAGTAAAAAGAACTCCTCAAGTTGATATCACACCTGATAGGTATCAATTTTTAGGATTAGAGCAAGCTGAACCTAACCTTGGGGATCCTTTAGTTGGTCCCTCATCTATAGGGGCAAATCCTCTTCCTCCTGGAGAGGTATTTATTTTAGTTGCAACTGCTACTTCTGAGGGTGGTAGATTCTGGTATCCTCTTTCAGAAACTGACACTGAATATGCTTCTTATGCTGGTATTGCTACCTATGCAATTACTGCAGGCATAGCAACCTATGCAACCTCTTCTGGCATATCAACCTATGCAACCTCTTCTGACATATCAACCTATGCAACCTCTTCTGGCATATCAACCTATGCAACCTCTTCTGGCATAGCAACTTATGCAGATTTTGCAGGAGTCTCTACAAACGTAATAGGTGGAATTGCATCAGTTACTAATTTAAATGTAAGTGGGGATGGTAATTTTACTGGTGTTGTAACTGCAAATTCATTTGTTTCTACTAATGCTGGGACTCCAAATATAACGAGTCCAAATGATCTATATTTAAATGCAAATTTAGTTTCTATTAGTACTAATTTGTCTATCGGAGGACAAATAGTATCAGATCTAAATGTTACAGGTAATGGAAATTTTAGTGGTGTTGTTACTGCAACAACTTTTGTTGGAACTTTAGATGGAAATGCATCAACTTCGACTTATGCAACTTCAGCAGGCATTGCTACAAATTCCGATAAGGTTTTAATAGGTACTTATTCAGGCAATCAAAATCATTATGTAGGATTTTTCACTAGTCAAAGTGGATATACTTCCGTAAGAACTAACGGTTTAATTTATAATCCTTTCTCAGGAAGACTTTCTGCAGGTATTTTTAGTGGAAGTCATGTTGGAGATGGTTCAGGATTAACTAATGTAACAGCAGTTTATTCTCCTATTGCTGGAATTGCTACTTATGCAACCACTGCTGGAGTATCTACAAACGTAATTGGTGGAATTGCATCAGTTACTAATTTAAATGTCAGTGGAATTTCTACTTTAGGAATTGTAACCGCAAATCAGGTTTATGTTTCTGGAGTTGTAACTGCTACAGCATTTTATGGATCTGGTGGGAATCTTACGGATCTTATTCTATCTAAACTTGAAGGGATTACAATTAAAGATGAAGGAAATATTGTAGGATCTGCTTCCAGTTTTGCAACAATTGATTTTGTTGGTGATTATGTTACTGCTACTGGTGTAGGAACAACAGCAGTAATTACATTTTCTACACCTGCATATTCACAATCTTCTGGAATTGCAACATATGCATCTACTGCAGGAATATCTACACAATCAACTAAACTTCAAACTCCAAGAACATTTTCAATCACTGGTGACATTGTAGGTTCTGGAGTTACTTTTGATGGAACAGGAAATGTTTCTATTGCTGCAACTATTCAACCAAATTCTGTCGGTCTGGGGACTGATACTTTCGGAGATTATGTTAAGACTATCAGTGGAACAGTAAATGAAGTTGAGGTTACATCTTCTACTGGTGAGGGGTCTTCCCCAGTAGTTGGACTTCCAAATAATGTAACCATTCAAAATGATCTTACAGTTAATAATAACGTTGTTATTGATGGCAATTTAACTGTTAATGGAACACAAGTTATATTAAATGTTGTAGAACAACTTATAGAAGATAAGAATATTGTTCTAGGATACTCTACATCTCATAACGAAACTGATACTTCTGCTAATTATGGTGGAATTTCGATTGCGAGTACTGAGGGTTCACCATTAGTAAATCTATCAAATGGTGATATTTCTTCAACTTATAAGCAGATAACTTGGGTAAAGGGTGGAACTCTTGGAACAGGAACTACTGATGCTTGGTTATTTAATTATGGGGTTGGTATTGGATCCACTCAAGTTAAAAATGGAGTTAGACTTGCAGTAGGTTCTGCAGTAACAGTATCAGATGATTCAGTATCTGCCAATTATTTCTATGGAAATTTAAGTGGAACTGCAACTAGTTCGATCAATTTAAGTGGTGGAACCTCATATGCAATACCTTATCAGGAAAATGTAGGTATTACCAGTTTCCTTTCAATTGGTCCAGAATCATATGTACTTTCAGTTTCCTCAGGAAAACCTGAATGGAGACCTGCTGCTGCTTCTGGTGCAATTGAAGGTATTACTTTATTAGATAATGGTGTTTTAGTTGGATCTGCTTCTAGTATTAGTTTAATAAATTTTGTTGGTAATAATTTAAGTATTGATTCGATTGGTGTTGGTGCAACAATTACCTTTACTGATCAACAGTATGTAAATTATGCAGGCATTGCAACTTATGCAAGTATTGCAGGAATATCTACATATTCAACTTCTTCTGGAATTGCAACTTATGCAACTTCAGCAGGAATTGCAACTGTTGCTCAGGGACTTACTGGAACTCCAAATATTGTAGTTGGATCAATTACTGCGACTACTGGTAATTTTACTGGAATTGTAACAGCAAATTCATTTATTTCTTCCAGTGGATTTATTAAAGCACCCGATGGAACAAATTCATTCTATATGTATAGCACATCGGGTGATGTTTCATTCCAAGGAAAGATTATTGCATCTGAAATCAGAAGTAGTAGTAATTTAAATTCAACTATTAGTATCTCCGATCTCGATGTTAATTTTGGAAGAAATGCAAATTTCCCTGGTATTGTAACTGCATTTGATTATAATACAACTTCAGACAGAAGATTAAAAGAAAATATTAATAAGATTGAAAATTCACTAGAAATTGTTTCTCAAATAAACGGTGTAACTTTTAACTGGAAGGAAAACAAAAAGCAATCTGCTGGTGTTATTGCTCAAGATGTTGAAGCAGTTATTCCTGAATTAGTTACTGATGGAGAAACTAAGACAGTTAATTATAATGGTTTAATTGGTCTTCTTATTGAAAGTGTAAAAACTTTAAAAGAAGAAAATTTAGAACTAAAAGAACAACTTCGAAAGTTGAATTCAAAGGTTTTTGGTGACACTTGACAGGATACTCGAATATTGCTACAATGAATCTGTAGGATGAAAAAACTTAATTATGTACATTGAGCGAGACACACTTCAAGACCTTAGAGAGCTTCAGGAAGATATTGCAGCACACTTTACGGATAATAATTTTCCTATTAGTGGTGAAACCTATTGGACATGTGTTGAATGTCTTGCTACAGCAAAACTTGCTGAACTGCGAGGAGAACTTGACAGTTAATACATTTTAATTTACAATTTATTCGGTGGGAGGAATTCCTACAGTGACCCGAAAAGTGTGACTTCAGAACCTCCTTATTGGAGGTTTTGTTGTATATAGAACTCCTAAATAGAACATAGGAAATGTAAGTAGTTCTGATAAAATGCCTTTATCTCGTTTAGACAACTTCCTTCGTAATCCTGAAGGGAATATACTATATGTCGATCCTAACAATTTTGATGCTACAGACAGCATAGAGAATCGTGGAGATAGTCTTGTAAGACCATTTGTTTCAATTCAAAGAGCATTAATTGAAGCAGCAAGATTTTCATACCAACAAGGTAAGAATAATGATTTAAATGATAGGACTACCATTATGGTATATCCATCAACTCATTATATTGATAATAGACCAGGATATTCAATCCAAGATGTTAATGGTAGTGCAGTATATAAAAAAAGAGTAGGTAAAGATACTTGGCAGACTACTACTTTAGATCCATTATCTTTTTCTTCAAATTTTGATATTTTCGATACCAATAATGATCTTTATAAATTTAATTCTATTAGTGGTGGAGTAATTCTTCCTCGTGGTACATCTATTATTGGTGTAGACCTTAGAAAAACCAAGATTAGACCACTTTATATACCCAATCCTTATGATGATGATGTCGATCTTTCTAGTATTTTTAATGTAACTGGTACTTGTTACTTCAGTACATTTACATTCTTTGACGCAGATACTACAAAGACAGTATTTAAAGATTACACAGACAATCGTTCTGTTCCTAATTTTTCTCACCATAAACTTACAGCTTTTACATATGCTGATGGAGTAAATAAAGCACGTCTTGGATATGAACAAACAGATCTTACAGATCTGCAAATGTATTATTATAAAGTTGCCAGAGCATATGGTGACATCTCTGGAAGAGGTTTGGGTGATTATCCACTTAATAATGATTTTGAACCAAGTATAGATGAATACAGAATTGTTGGATCTCTTCAATCAAATCCCTTAGGCATTTCAAGTATTCGTGCAGGAAATGGTGACGGTACAGGTGATAATAGTATTATTACTGTAACTACAGCAGATCTTCAAACAGGAACTCCTAAACCACATGGATTGTTTATTGATACCCCAGTTCTTATCTCTGGCATAACTGAAGAACCTGCATCATATAATGGGTCATTTGTTGTAAGAGAAGTTGTAGGTTTAACTACTTTTACTTTTAGTGCAGTATCTACTCCTACTAATTTATTGCCAGATCCTGCTGCTTTTGACACTGCTACTGTTGTTGTAGAAAGTGATACAGTATCTTCCGCATCTCCATATATCTTTAACTGTTCATTGCGTTCAGTTTATGGTATGTGTGGTATGCATGGAGATGGTAGTAAAGCAGATGGATTTAAATCCATGGTTGTTGCTCAATACACGGGAGTCTCCCTTCAGAAAGATGATAATGCATTTTTGATTTATGAGGATGGTGTTTATTATGATAATTTAACTCTTCCTAATAACAGCACAGAGAGACCGTTACATACTAATTCTAGAGCAATTTATAAACCAGAATACGAAAATTTCCATATTAAAACCTCTAATGATGGATTTATCCAATCTGTCTCTATCTTTGCCATCGGTTTTGCAAAGCACTTTGTAACTGAAAGTGGTGGTGACATGTCCATCACTAACTCTAACTCAAACTTTGGTGCAATTTCATTAGAAAGTGTTGGATATAGAAGAGAATCTTTTGATAGGGATGATGTTGGATACATCACTCATATTATTCCACCAAAAGAAATTACTACTAATGAAAACCAAGTAACTTGGTTATCAATTGATACTTATAAAACTATAAATCCATCAAATACTTTAAAGAGATTATATATTTCTAGTTATAGTACTAAAGATGTTGCACCACCTTCTCAGACTGATGGATATCGAATTGGTGCTAAATTACAAGATAAATTATATTTAACTGTTACTCAAGGAACAGATCTTCAAACTTTTGAATCTCCAATATACATGCCAGTCCCTGGTGGTGGAGAAGGTGTAACATCGAAAAAAGAATATACAATTGCAAGAACTGGTGGTTTCAATAATATATCTTCAAATATTTTAACTCTAACTCAAAACCATCAGTTGTTTAATGGTGAACGAGTAAGAATTTTTAGTGATACAGGTCAAGCACCTGATGGTATTCAAATTGATAAAGTTTATTATGCAATTACTGGTGGATTCTTATCTGATAATCAAATACAACTTGCATTTTCATTAAATGATGCAATATCTAGAACTCCAATTCAAGGTATTGGAAATAATGGCGGAAGAATTACTGTTTTAAGTACAGTAAGTGATAAGTTCCCTGGAGATCTAGGTCATCCAGTCCAATGGGATGAAAATGTGGGATCTTGGTATCTTACAAGTTCTCAATTCACTGCTCAAAATAAAATTTATGGTGCAGTAGTTGGACTTGGAACTGAAATATTAGGATTGGAAAGTCCTTCAACTTATTTTAAGAGAAAATTAGATAATAGAGCAATTGAAGATAAGATTTATAAACTTCGTTATGTAATTCCAAAAGAATATACTTTTGCAAGACCACCTCAGGCAGGATTTGTTCTTCAAGAATCTAAGAATGTTGGAATTTCTAGTTTGACTATTGATGAAGGCACTAACCTTCAGAGTCCAGTAGATTTGAGAAATGAAAAAGTTATTATCGATGCAATAGCAGATAGTATTGTCGATAATTCACAAGTAGTTACCATTACTACTGAAGTTCCTCATAACTTTATCCCTGGAGATATTGTAAAAGTTCAAAAGATTAAGAGTACTAATAATACTTCAGGAACAGGAATTGTTTCTACTTTCAATGGATCTTATCCTGTTGTTGATGTATTAGATTCTAAATCATTTAAATATAGAATTTCTGGGGTATCTACTAATCCAGGAAACTTCTTAAATGCAATAAATTCTCGTACAACAAGACAACAAAGAGATGATCTTCCTTTAGTATCTAGAGAATCATATCTTGATAATTATTTTGCTTATCGTGTAAACACTGTCAAGAGACACATTCCAGGTGAAGATGGTCAAGATGGTATTTACCACATTATTATGTTGTCTTCGAGTGTAAGACCTGAAGAAATTGTTGGTTATGGTGTATCGGAAAAAACTTTCAATCAAGATGTTAGAAATCTTTATCCACAGACAGATAGAGATAATTATGCACCAGATCCATTACCATCGATCAGTTACGCAGATTTAAATATCTTAGGAAGAGTTGTAACAGATGATAAGAAGAAATCTACAACTCGTGAAGCATTAAATCAATTACTTAGAAATAGTAGAGTTGGATTTGGTATTACTGGACTTTCTATTTCTGGAACTGGTAATACTACAATTACCCTTTATACTGATATAGAACATAAGTTAAATTCAATTAAGTCACTATCTGTAGTTTCTCCTGGTGCAGGATATCCAATTAGTTCTAGCATCTATAGTGCAAATCTAATAGATCAATTCCTTTTAGAAGAAGATGCTACCTGTAGATTTAATACTACTGTAACTGGTGCAATCAATCCTTCAACTTTGAGATTGGTTGATGTTGGATCTGCTCATACTGTAGGACAGAGACTTGAAATTCAAGGAGGATCTGCTGGAAATAATGCTGTAGTTACGGTTCAGGATATTAATAATAATGTAAATGATGCATTAGATCTTTCTGGATTCTATTCTACAATTCCATTGAATGGAACTTTTAAAATTATCGATGTTCTTGATAGTAAAACTATTAAAATTTATCATCCAACTGGAATTTCTTCCTATGTAGAAAATAGCAATAATGATGTTCCTATTGGATATTTGGCATCTAAAGGAGTAGGAATAACTTCATTTAGTTTTACTAATGTATCTTCGGGAATTGTTACTGTAACTACAAGTCAACCTCACGGATTACTTCCTGGAAATAAAATTTCTATAGTTGGCAGTGGTCATACGATGTACAATAGTACATTTGTAGTCCGTGATAACATTGGAATCAATACATTTACCTTTAATGTAGGAATCGTTACAGAAACTAAATCTTCAACTACTGGATTTGTATTTAAGCATGGTATATCTGCTAATGCTAAAAATCTTGGTAGAGGTGAAGAGAATTTAGGATCTCGTGCTTCTACAATCTATGCAGGTGTAACCACAACTATTTCTCAAGGCATAACAGAAAATAGTACAATTATTCAACTACAAAGTTCTAATGGATTTTATAGAGGAGATTATATTGCTATAAACTCTGAAATTGTTAGACTTGCAAGTACTGCAAATGGTAATGAATTTGATATTCTCCGTGGACAATTCGGAACTGTTAAAACTACTGCACCTGTAGGATCTTTAATTAAGAAGATTAAAGTTCTTCCTATGGAATTACGTAGACCTTCATTCATGAGGGCATCTGGACATACATTTGAATATCTTGGATATGGTCCAGGTAACTATTCTACTGGTTTACCACAAAAACAAAATAGAATTCTTGATGAGGATGATATTTTAACATCTCAGGCAAGAGAGCAAAGAGGTGGAACAGTAGTTTATACTGGTATGAATGACAGTGGAGAATTTTTCTCAGGAAGTAAGAAACTTATTTCTGCAACTGGAGAAGAAAAAGTAATTGAAGCACCAATTCTTACTTACACTGGTGATGATGCAGAGGGTGAAAATAGCAATAGATTGAGTGGTGTATTTGATGAAATTCTTGTTCGTGAAAGAATTACTGTAGAAGGTGGAGAAAATAATAATCAAAGTTCTCAATTCTATGGACCAGTAAACTTTACTCAAAAGATCACTAATCTTTCTGAAGATGGAATCTTAACCAAGAATTTTTATATTCGTGGAACAGCATCTCAAGAAAAACTATTTACTGTTGGATTATCTACTCCAACTTCTGCAATCATTCCAAATCCAACTCTTGGTGATATTTCTTATATTTCAAACCCAACCAATGGTTATATTGGACACATTTATTTGGAAAATGAATGGAGACCTTGGGGACCTATTAGTAGAACTCCTGATATTTTAGACTTTAAATTTGATAAACTTGGAATAGGGACTATTGCCGTAGGTAATTATAATTTTAGTGTTAACGGTGATACTTTAATTCAAAACCTTCGTGTAACTGGACAAGTAGTTTTTGATCAAACTCAAAGTTTGGGTGATGTTGAATTTGAAGATATTGTTGTTAATAGAACTGCAAGATTTACTGGAACTGGAATTGATCCAATCACAGGACTTGGAACATCTTATACTCAGATTCATGAGAGAGGTATATCTAGACTCAATCATTTAGAAGTAGTTGGTGTATCTACATTCTCAGGAAATGTTTATATTAATAATAATCTTTTTGTAGATTCAATTGAACTTGATGAAATTAGAGTAGGAATTGCAGCATCTCATATTATTGACACCAAAACTAGAGAATTGGTTCTCAAATCTAAATCTGGTGATGTAATTGTAAACTCTAATTTCAAAGTTGCGGATGGAAATGTTTCAATCTCTACGACAAGAAATATTAGTGTACCTAATTTAGGAGTCGTAACTGCATATATTAATGAAGCATCTGTATTGAGACTTGGTGTAGGTAATACAAATCAAACATCTTATGCAGAATTCAATAATGATGTTAGAGTATTCCCTGATTATGGACTTCGCATTGGAAGATCTGCTGGAATTGGAAATGTAACTTCTGATATTTTACATCGTGGAACTGCTGCACTTAGATTAATTACTGTAGATTCTGCTGATGTAAGTATTTTTACCAACAATAGTGAGAAATTTAGAGTTGGATCTTCAGGAACAATAACATCATATCAAAATAATTCTGGTCAGAATCTTAGAGGTGCTCACTTTAAGATTAATCAGGGTGGAACTGGTGATGTTGCAATGTCTTGGGACATCACTCATAATAACTCAAATATTCGTTGGTATGCAGGTATTGATACAAGTGATGGATATAGCTGGAAGTTAGCAAATCCTCTAGTAACAGTTCCATATGGTAATGAGAATTTTGATGTAGATGCTAAATTAAGAGTGGATCCAAATGGAAATACTCTAATCTCAGGAGATCTGACTTTAGGTGGATCTAATTTTATATCTACTTCAACTGGAATATTCAATTTACTCAATACAAACGTTACTACAATTAATGCTTTTGGTAATGCTAATAATGTAAATATTGCTTCTAATTCTATTACTTCTAGAGTTAATATTCTTGGAACTACTGAATCGAATAATGCAAATACTGGAGCACTTGTTGTTTCTGGTGGTGTGGGTATTGCTAAGAATTTAAATGTTGCTGGCAATGCAAGAATCAGTGGAATTGTAACGGTTAATCAAAATCTGATTGTTGATGGCACTGCACAACTTGCTACTGTTGACATCAATGGTGGAAATATTGATGGTACAGTTATTGGTGCGGCTGTTCGTGCTTCAGCACAATTTACTTCAATAAATGTAAATGCAAATTCTACATTTAATGGTAAAAATCTTACTGATGTTGTATTACAAAAATATGGTGAAACTGTTTATAACATGGGAGATATTGCAGGAAATCGAAATATTAATCTAAATGATGGAAATGTATTCATTGGAACTTTAACTGCTAATTCTACATTTACAATCACAAATCCAATTAATCTTCCTAATGTTGGCAGCAGTTTCACTTTAATTTTAACAAATGGAACTGGTGGTCCATATTCTGTTTCTTGGAATCCTTCAAGTAATGTTAAATTCCCAAATAACTTGAGTCCAATTAGAACTCAAGATGCAGGAAAAACTGATATTTGGATTTTCATTACTCCAAATCAAGGTACAACTTGGTATGGTAATATAGCACTCTATAATTTCTCATAAATAATTTTAAATTAATTTTTTCATGAATATGAATGAAACTTATAAAGATTTTGTAGGAATGTATAAGGATGTTTATCCTGATGGATTTTGCAATCACATGATTTGTGAATTCGAAAGATTCCGTGAAGGTGGATATTGTGGAAATAGGCAGGATAGTGAAAATACTACAAAAACAAAAAAGCAGGATGAATTTTTCTTTTTAAATCTTAAGAATCATTCTTTTTCTTCTTTTAATGGATTTTCTGCCACTGATATTTTTTTTGATGGACTTCAGAGATGTTATGACTCTTATGTGAGAGAATATGATGTTCTTAATGATTTAAATATGAAATGTACAAGTGTTAAAGTACAAAAAACTCTTCCCGGTGGTGGATATCATGTATGGCATTGTGAACAGGGAAATGGTGATTCTTCTGCTAGAGCATTAACTTATATTTTATATCTTAATGATATTGATGAAGATGGTGCAGGGGAGACTGAACTTTTATATCAAAGAATGAGAATACCCCCACAAGAAAATTCTCTTGTTATTTTCCCTGCTGCATATACACATACACATAGGGGAAATGTAGTTCATGGCAATAAATCCAAATATATAGTAACAGGTTGGTTTTATCTAGAGTAAAAAGCAAATGGCATTTGGAATCACTAGAAGAGCAACAAAAGCAACAATGACCCCTCCTGGGTCAATTACTTTTTACGCACCTGCTACTTGGCAGGCACCTTCAACTAGAATTACTCGTGTAAATTTGGAAGGTATAGGTGCCAAAGGTTCTTCTGGAACTGATGGAACTGCTGGATTACCTGGTGATGCTGGAAATCGAGGAAGTGATGGTACAGCAGGTCCTGCAGGACCTGCTGGAAATAAAGGGAGTGATGGAAATGTTGGGGCAGGTGGAGACCCTGGAAATCCTGGAACTGGGGGTCGTGGAGGTGCTGGTGGATTTGGGTTTGCAAATGCTGGTTGTACTGGTGCCTCTGGGGGTGGAGGTGGAGGAGGTGGAGGTGCCTGGGGACCTAAAAAATCTGTAGGGGCAGGAAATCAAAATGGTAGATCTGGTGCAGGTGGGAATGGTGCAAATGGTAGAAATGGTGGATGTACTGGAAATCGTCCAGGTGGTGCAGGTGGAGCTAGTGGTACTATGGGTTATGAATTAATATCAGCATATGGTACTGGTGGAGATGGTGGAAATGGGGGGAATGGTGCAAATGGTGAACCTGGCAATCAAGCTAATAATATTGGACAGCCTGGAGGTAATGGATCTTCTGGGTTTGGTGGTGGGCCTGGTAGAAACGGAAGTATAGGTAGTCCTGGAAATTTAAATACTAATGCTACTTCATTTCCAGGTACTGATGGTTTTCCTGGAAATTTAAATGCAAACAGTCCAGGTAAATCTGGATCTAGTGGTTTACCTGGAAATATTGGTTCTTCTTCTAGAATGTTGGGATATAGTTTTGTAGGTGGTGCTGGAGGATTAGCTGGAACTGGAAATTTTGGAACACCTGGAACTGTAGGTGAACGTGGAATTGCAGGAAATGCAGGAGGTCCAGGGAGTGCAGGTTTTGGTGGAGATGCTGGAAATATAGGTGAACCTGGGAGTGCTGGAAATGGAAATCGAGGTGAAGATGGAACTCCTTCTAATTGGAGGGGTGGTCCTGGAGGTTCTGGTGGTGGAGGTGGTGGTGCCGGTCGTCATGGTAAAGTTTTAGCAGGTGGTCCGGGGGGAAGTCCGGGTAATGGTTCTGCTGGGGGATGGGCTAATGGTGATAATGGTGGAAGTGGTGGAAATTCTGGAAATGGTGGTGCTGGGGGATTTGCAGGAGGTAGAGAATCGAATGGTAGGGGAAATCCTGGGGGTGATGGAACTGATGGTGGTGGAGGAGGTGGAGGAGGTAAAGGTAGTGGAAGTCCTTCAATTGGTAATAAACTAGGGAACCCTGTTGGTGGAGGAGGTGGAGGAGGTGGAGGAGGTCATGGGATTGGAGGTTCTGCTCAGTCAGGTACTAATGGTTCTGGGGGGAGAGATGGGTATGGAAATCCAGGAATTTATGGAAGACCTGGTAATATGAATCCTGGTAGTTATGGAACTCCAGGTCGAGCTGGAACTGCTGGGAATTTAAATACTGCTAGTTATGGTAAACTTGGTGCTGCTGGCAGTCCAGGTAATGCAAACAAAGGTCTTCCTGGATCTGTTGCAAATTTAACTAAATATAATGATATTTCAATCAATCCATTTCAATTATATGATGTTGTAGTCCCAGATGGAGGATTTATAACTGTGAGATGGTATGCACAATAACATAATAAGGAGATGCAATTAACATGGCTTCAAAAAAGAAAACTAATGAAATACGTGAAAAAATAAATCAAATTTATGAAGAAAATGAATTAGCAGGATTGAAAGCAAGTAAAAGTAGAGCTAGATCAGTAACAGTGGGAACTGCATTTGGTGGTGTAGTCGAAATATCAATGAGGGGAGACTATTATAATCTTTGGTCTGTTCTTCAACCTGTAGAAGTTATTGAACTTATAGAACAATTAGCCTCAGGAGTAGGACTTCAAATTGCTATGAGACCTAGACAAGATTTTGCTTCCTGGAGGGGGTGGAATTTAGATGCTGACGATAGATATTGGGCAGGTGCTGCACCTTGGCAAATGCAACAGGTAATGGAAACACATAAAAAATCTTTAGAAGGAAATACTGAAGAGAAAAAGGCACTTCCCACAAAAACAAAATCAAAGAAAAAAAATAAATCTTTTGATATTGAAGAACAATCTAAAAAAGTATTTGAAGAGTTAAAAATTCAAGAAGAAATTTCTGATAATTTGGGAAAAGAACCATTAAAAAATCTTGAAAAATTAAGAGAAAATGTTAAAAAAGATAGGAAAAAGAGTGAAAAAGAAATAGCTAAACGTAGAGTTATACAATCAATTGAAAATGGTGCAGATCCCGACCAAGCTTGGAAAGATTATGAAGAACATTTTAGTTGATTTATATTTTGAAATAAATCCAAAAGAAAAAAAAATTTTAAGTCCTCCAGAAAAATTAGAAATAAATTGGAAAAATATTTCAGGAATTGTATATCTTAATAAAGATGAACTTTATGATCTTTCTTGGGCAGGATATCCAAATCATGGGTTCTTAAAATTTTCAAAAGAAAATGAAAAAAAGTTGAAAGAATTTGAATGTGATAGTATACTATTTGAAATTATAAAGTCTCAATTCAAAGATCAAATAAGTTCATTAAGATATGAAATAGAATGTTCAGGGATTAATATCGATAATAGATATGAAATATCTACCGACGATAGATCTAAAACATTATTGCTATTAAAATATTTGGAATGTAATTCTAATAATGATTTAAAATTCAAATGGAAATCAAAAAGTGGATTTATTGATTTTACTTCAAGTGAATTTATTAAAATGGTAAATGAAATTCAAAAATTTTTTCAAAAACTATTTGACTTAGAATTTGATCTTAATAATCAGATTGATAAATGTAATGATATTTTAGATATTTTTTCATTGATTTCAAATGATATTTCTTGGCCCTCTAATATGATAAAAATATGATATCTAAATTTTTAAAAAGTAAAAATATCATTAACATGGTCAGACCATTGATAGATGAAGATGAACTTAGTGTAGTTAATGCAAAAGAATATTATTTAAAAAATTATAATAATAATGGTTTATTTTATTATTATAGTGATTTATTTAAAGATAATGAATTGAATAAAATAATTTCCATTTGCAATCGTATTCCTGAAGTTGATGCATTAGTTTCAACTAATAATGATTTAGAAATTCAAACTAGAATTTCTAAATTATCTTGGGTTCCTGTTAATAATGTAACAGAATGGATTTATCAAAGATTAACTGATTGTATAAATTATGTTAATTCTGAGTATTTTAAATTTGATTTAGAAAAAATTGAAATGCTTCAGTTTACAAAATATTATGGAAATACTAAGAGTTTTTACAAACCACATTTGGATACAATATACAATAATGTTCCACACGATAGGAAACTTTCTTTTGTATTACAACTTTCAGATCCGTCTGAATATGAAGGTGGTGAATTGAGATTGCATTTAAGTAAAACTCCTCAAATTATAGAAAAGAAAAAAGGATTAATTACATTTTTTCCATCTAATGTTCTTCATGAATGTACTCCTATTACAAAAGGAACTAGATATGTTCTTGTTGGTTGGGTAATTGGTCCAAGATTTAAATAAAAATTATGATAGAACCTCAAAATTTTAAAAGTGATCATTATAAAATAATTAGAAATTTTTTAGAAGAAGATTTTGTTGAATTTATCCAAGATTATTTTACATTGAAAATTAATTCAAGTGATATTAATCTTTATCAAAATACTTATGATTTTTGTTATGATTCTCTGTCTGAAGTTATATTACAAAATTCATGTGAACCTTTAGGTGAGATTTTAGGAATTAATATACTTCCAACATATAGTTTTGTTAGAATGTATATGAAAGGTGATCAATTACAGTACGATGTAAATAAAAATTCTGGTGAAATTACGGCAATTTTATCTTTAGGATTTTCAAAAGAAAATGATGTAGATCCAATCCACCTTAATAGAGTTAATAAACAATTTGATTCTATTGAAATTAATTTAAATCCGGGTGACCTATGTATCTTTGACAGTAGATACTTATCAAATTCTGGACCAATTTCTAAAAGTAAATGGAATCTTCAATGTTTTTTACATTTTGTTGATGGAAATGGTTCAAATAAAAAATTAATTTATAATGGTAGGACGTATCTTGGATTTGGTTTTGATAAATGTATAAATAACGAAGAGTTAAAATAATCTATTATGAAACAAGATGAAATGAAAACCATTCTGACTGAAAAGGCAACTAAAATTAGAGATGAACTTCTTGCTATGGAACAAGAATTCAATAAAAAGAAAGAAGAATTCTTGAAACTTCAAGGTGCATTAGAAGCATTAGAAGAATTGGAAACTGAATAAATATTAGGAGACTTAGATAAGTCTCCTTTTTTATTAGGTATATACCAATATGGCAACTCCGTTTAAACTTAAAAGATCATCCGTATCCGGAAAAAGACCACAAGTTTCAGATTTAGAACTTGGAGAGTTAGGGTATAATTTTAATGATGGTAGACTCTTTGCAAGAAAAGAGAATGTTGGAGTAGGATCTACCGTCACACTTTTAAATGTATGGACTGAGAACCCGAATGGCAGTGCATACTATAATGATGGAAATATTGGTATAGGTACAACAAATTCCCAATATAAATTAGAAGTAATTGGGGATATTAATCTTACGGGAACTTTATATCAGAATGGTATTGCATTCTCTGGAGGTGGTGGTGCAAGTGTAACCATTTCTGATACTGAACCTGTCTCTCCTATTAGTGGAAATTTATGGTATGATAGTACTTTAGGAAGAGGATTTATATATTATAATGATGGAAGTTCTTCACAATGGGTAGATTTTTCTCCAGCATCTGCAGGACTTAATACAACAGGGGGTTCTGGAGAGTCTTACTGGTTATCTTCATTAGTAGGAATTCATACACTTTCGAATGTTGGTATAGGAACCACAAATCCAACAAGTGCTCTTACCGTTGTTGGTAGTGGAACATCAACATCTCAACTTTATGTGACTGGTGTTTCTACTTTTAAAAATAATATAAATCTTTCTACTAATTCTAATATCAATCTTGGAGATTCTAATCAATATTATCTTCAATATAATGGTGTTACTGGATCTAGAATATACAGCAACACAACTTTTAGGATAACATCTGATAGAATTATATTAAAAAATAAAGCAGATGCTGAGTTCATGCTTGATTGTACTGCAGATGGATCTGTAGATCTTTATTATAATGGATCTAAAAAGTTAGCAACCACTAATACTGGTGTAACAATCACAGGAACAACCGTTACAGGGCAATTAAATGCTTCCGGTATTTCTACTTTTAGTGGTAATACTTTTGTGGGTAGTGGCATCACAATGTATTCCTCTACTGGAATTATTAGTGCTACAACTTTCTATGGAAATCTTGTTGGTTCTATAACTGATGCAACAAACTTAACAGGTGGTTATGCAAATGCTTCGCAACTGAATGTATCTGGTGTAACAACAATTTCTCAGGGAAGAATTCAAGCAGATGCATCATCAAACTTAAGATTTGGTAATTTGCCTTCTGGATCTGGAAGTGGTAGAAATATTGCGATTGGTGATCAGGTTCTTGTTACTTTAAACGGTGGTCAGGGTAGAAACATTGGTATCGGTGAACTGTCTTATTATGACACAACCACTGGACAATACAATATTGGTGTTGGTGTAAGAGCAGGGCAAAAAATTACAACTGGTTCTTATAACGTAATTCTTGGTGGTTATGATGGACAGACTGGATTAGATATTCGCACATCATCAAATAATGTAGTCATTGCTGATGGTGAAGGAAACATCAGACAATATATTAACTCAAGTGGTAATGTTGGTATTAAGACTACAGTAGCTACAGAAGCACTCACAGTTTCTGGTGTTGTATCTGCTACAAGTTTCTATGGAACACTCAATGCTGGGCAACTTACAGGAGCACTTCCTGCCATTGACGGTTCTGCATTGACTGGAGTTGTTGCTACAGGTGCTGGAGTTGAAATTAGAGAAGATGGAACACCAGTGGGAACTGCAGGGACAATTGATTTTGGAACAAACTTAAATGTTTCATTTGGGTCTGGTATTGCCACTGTCTCTGGTGCAAGTTCAGTATCAGAAGCAACAACTGCTTATAGTCTTGCAGGAACTCCAAATATTTACGCAGGTATTACCACTGTTGATTATTTAAGAGCAGGTAGTTACTCAGACCTTAATAATGCCATAATTATTGGTAGGGATCCAGCAGGTAGTGTTTCTGGAAATATTAATGCTAGCAGTAAGGAACTGCAAATTGCTGCAAATGGATTTACAAATGGTGATAGAGGAAATATTGTATTCTACAGAAAGGAATCTTTCTTAAACAAATCTGAGATAGCAACTTTATACTCTGATACTGGAAATCTTTCAATAGATGGATCATTAACATCTAATGGAAATTCGGATAACACTTTTATTGGAAATGTTAAAGTTGGATCTGCAATTACATTATCAAATTCTGGGCATATAAATGCAACTGGTGTAATTACTGCTACTTCTTTCTATGGTTCTGGTGCAAACATAACCAGTCTCCCTGCAGGTCAATTAACTGGATCACTACCTGCGATTGATGGTTCTGCACTTCTCAATGTTAATGCAACTGGATCTGGTATTGTTGTTTTAGACGATAATGTAAATGTTGGTTCTGCACGAACAATTAACTTTGGAACTGGACTTGATGTTGATTATTCTACTTCTGGTATTGCAACAATTACAGCATCTGGTGGTTCACTACAATCAAGAACTACTGTAACTGGTGTAACAACATCAATTGCAAATAATGGAATTGGTAATACAAATATTACAGGATTTAAGTCTTATGCTTTAATGAGAGTCGGTCTTTCCACTGCAGGTTGGTTAAGACTATATACAGATAGTGCATCTCGTGCTGCTGATGCTTCTAGAAGTGTTGGAATTGATCCAACACCTGGAAGTGGAGTGATTGCTGAAGTGATTACTACTGGCATTTCAACTACTCAAATTATTTCTCCTTTTGTGATGGGTGGTAATCTTGATAATCCCACTGACACTACAATATATGCAGCAATCACAAACCTTTCTGGTTCTACACAAGCAATTACAGCAAATCTAACCATTCTTCAACTGGAGGCATAAAGACTAATGGCAATTACAACGACAACAATTTCAATTAATCCTGGTTGGGCAAGAACTAATGTTATAGAGCAATTAGAAAGTGCATTTACTTGGTTAGGTTGGCACGGGGCAACTCAAACTGGAATTGTAACTGGTATTAGTGCTTATAGTGGTGGTGGAACTGTAGGATCATCAAGTACAGATCACTATGATGTATTTACTGCAACTACAACTGGAATTGGAACTGGAGCAAGTTTTTATGTTGATAGATCTGGTGGAACGGTTCAAAACATTTATGTCAATCGTCCTGGTGTTGGATATACGAATGGCGAGTATGTAACATTATCACCAGCGGATATTGGTGGTGCTGCAAATGGAGCTGTTGCGATTGGTATTACTGTTTTAGTTGATGGTGGTGTAACTCCCGTTAGTTATGGAGCAACAAATGCTTTTTACGATAAGGATGTAACCGCAGGGGGGACATATCCTTGGGGAGTATTGAGACATACAATTCAATCAAATAAGAAATTTGGAGATACCTACAGAGGATTCCAAATGATGAGTGATACTTCTTTAGAATTTCACGTTGGATCTGGATTTCATCCTTCAGATATTTCAAATGTATATGTAAATAGAGGGAAAGGATATCCAAATCGTTTTGCTGGGAACTCATATTTTGATATGCCTTATACCCCAGTTATAAGTGGTGCATATTTTGATAGGGCATCTGATCAGTTTGGATATTATACTGCAGCAAATAATGGTGGAGAAACAATTGCAAATTCTACTTCTTATCAATTAGATTTGAATATTTTCAAATCTGGAATAGATCCAAAATTTTCTGTTTTATCCTATAGGCATCCAACACTATCTTCTACTAAATTGAGAGATAATACATACCTTACATTCATACTTCATAATCATACATCCACTTTATGGGATTATGATTATGTTTTCCTGGGTGGAATGACAATGATTATACCTATTTCAAATGATTATTATCCAGGTTTAGAATTTAGAACATATACTGCAGGGGAATACTCTGCATACAGTTCAACAGTTCCATCAAAACGTGCTGCTGAATTTGGATATACTCAATTTGATAGTGCTAATTTACATTCACAACCATATAAATCTAATACTTATCGTTCAACATCTCATTCACAATCATATACAGCTACTGATTCTAACATTTATGTAAGAAATATTACAAGTCGTGGATCCGGTGGAGACAATTTCAGTGAAACCTTACCATCAGCATCAAACTTTAATGCTGTAATTAAAGGTATTCCAATTAATGCTTTGTTAGTTCCCGTTCCTTATTACATTCCTGATGATTTTGTATTAATTGATTTTGATTATGCAACTCCATCTGCAAATATCCAACAGGGTGATACAATCACAATTAGTGGATCTGAAGTTTATACTGTAATTACTGGTTCTTACAATCAAACTACAAGAACTCGTGGTATTCTCTTCTGTGCGAGGACAGTCTAATGGCAGATTATAGTTTTCCAACTTTAACAACTGCTGTTTCTGGATTAAATACTTCAGTACATTTTAATTATTCAAATATTTTTTTTCAACCACCTGAAATTACTGACGGTTTGGTTTTAAATTTAAATACCAACAAAATAACATCTTATCCTGGAAATGGAAATACTTGGACTGATATAAGTGGACAAAATAACAATGCATTTTTAACAAATATATCATTTAACACTGCAACTGTTAATTTTTCTTCCCTTGTTTTCAATGGATCATCTACTTCTAAGGGAACAATACCTGAATCTGATAGTTTGAATTTAACTAATAGTTCTCAATTTTCAATTGAGGCTTGGATTTACTACGATAGTGATTCTGGAGATGGAGCTAATTCACAAATATTTACTGCAGATACTGGAGATACTGATCCATTAAATTGGCAGTTTAGAGTTAATGAATCTACTAATAAGTTGGATTTTATATATCAAACAGGATCTACAAGAGCAACTGCTGTCGGTAAATCCTCAAGTACATCAATCACTCAAGATGTTTGGAATCATGTTGTAGTAACTTATGGTAGTTCTATACTTTCATTTTATATTAATGGTAATTTGGATGTTAGTTATTCTGTTCCTACAATTTATTCTACGAGTAAAAATATTGGAATCGCTGCATTTAATGGAGATAAACTACAGTATAATGATACATTTAATGGAAGGATAGCACTAATTCGTGCATATAAAAATAAAACTTTAAGTTCCAATGAAATTCTTGTAAATAGTAGAACAGGTTTTATTGAAGTAACAAATGGATCTGTTTCTTTGGGAAATATAAGTGGATCTAATTTTAATGTCTTAACAGATACTAGACCTGGATACTTGACAGGAAGAAGACCTTCACAAGGTCAAGTATTCCCTCGTGGAGTTTATAATAAATAATTAGAAAGGGTAAAAATGGCAATAAATTTCCCAGGTTCACCAACACTATATCAAATTTTTACTAGTGGTGAAAATTCTTTTATTTGGAATGGGAAACAGTGGGTGGGATATTCAACATCGTTGACTGTAAATTATAATGCATCTTCTGTTGCATTAGAAAGTAATAATGCTGTAGTGGGTGCTACTACTACATTTAATTTTGATAATAATTTTTCAATATCTTATAATTCTGGTATTTCAACTGTAGGTTTATCTACAGTGATATCGGAATTTACTTCCATTGGATTTAAAACAGATACTGTAGCAACTATAAGTGCGGGAGATCTTTCTTGGAATAGTTCTGAAGGAACTTTAGATATTGGATTATTGAATGATGTCACACTTCAAGTGGGGCAAGAGCAATATTTTTATGCTAAAGCTGTAGCACCAATAACTAATGGTCAACTTATAATGTTTGCGGGAGTCCAGGGGGATCATGCACTCATAACCCCATCAGATTTACAATCAGTGGGATTCAGAGATACTTACATTATGGGTGTTGCAACTCAAGATTTTGCAACTAATGATTTTGGATATGTTACTAGTTTTGGTAAAGTCGGAGATCTTAATACTGAAGAATGGAATGTAGGTGATATTCTTTATGCTGATCCAAATAATGTAGGTGTTATGACAAATGTGCAGCCATCTGCACCAAATCACTCTATTCAAATTGCAGCAGTTCTTAGATCTCATCAGAATGCTGGGATTATTTTAGTTAGACCTACATTTGGATTCTTTTTAAATGATCTTCATGATGTTGGGATTGATACTACAACATTATCAGATAATGACGTTTTAATTTATGATTCTTCTACTGGTATTTGGGGTAATTCGCAGTTACCTATTTCTTCTCAGTGGGTCACAACAGCATCAGGAATCCACACATTATCTAATGTTGGTGTTGGAACCACAAATCCAACAAGTGCTCTTACAGTAAAAGGTGATACTTCTCTTGAAACTTTAAGTGTTTCTGATGTTTCTATTTTTAGTGGAAACATTGGTATTGGAACCACAGACCCAATATCACAATTAGATGTTTTAGGAACAGTAAATTTTGATTGTAATGACGGCAATACATTTACCTCAGTTGGAATTGGCACATCAATTGTAGATATTTCTACACCTCTTTTAAGTGTTTATGCTCCTAATATTGCAATCAATACTCCTGGAGGATATTTTCAAACTGATGTTGACACATTTATACTGAATTCTGGTGTAATTTCATTAAATTCTCTGTTCCCACAGACGTTCACTCTTCCTACTATTTCTATTACATCTTCTGCTTCTGGTTTACCTGCTACTTTTACTTTAGGTCAAAATATTGATGGAAGTGGTGAAGATCATCTTGGTTTCATTTATGATAATTTTGGGGGAATTCCTGGTACTGGAGGAGTAGCAAGAATCTTTACTTCAAATGGTGATTTAAAAATTGTCACAGATTATAATGGAATCTCAACAGGTTCTAATATTACTATTGGATCTGAAGATATTATTTTTACCGATAAATCAGAAACTCAAGAGTATGTAAGAATTAACAGTTCTGGAGTTGGTATAGGAACTACAAATGCAAGATTTGCTTTGGAAGTTGGTGCAGTAGGTGCATCTGGAACCACATTAATGGTTAATGGTAATGCTAGAGTTACTGGAATTTTAACAGTAGGTCAGTCAAGTGTAATTATTGATGGCAACCAAAATACAGTGAGAGCAAATAAAGTTTCTGGAATTCATACTTCATCATTACCATTAGGTGATTATGGTAATTTATCTTCTAATTATGATGCTTTTGGAATTTCTATCATTAGTGTCTTTGATTGTTTAACAGATCCTGCAGGATTTTTACCCTCATTTGATTTCGGGGTTTTATAAATTATACTAAATACTTAAAAAGATAAGAAAGATGCCTACACAAGTACAATTTAGAAGAGGGGATGAATCCCAGAATAACAATTTTACAGGTGGTTCTGGGGAAATTTCAGTAAATACTGACAATAATTCTCTTCGTGTTCATGATGGTGTAAATGCTGGTGGACATGAATTAGCAAAATCTGATCTATCAAACGTAGTTGGAATAGTCACTGTAGGGAATGTTGTAATTGGTACAGCAGGAACTGATTTACTTGTAAATGGTAATGCTAGAATCACTGGAATTCTTTCAATTGGTACTGCTACTATTACTTTAGATCCAACGAGTAATCAAATTAATATTGGTTCTCAACTTAGTATAGATGCAGATGCTGGTAGAATTAGTGTAGGATCTAATGAATTAGTTAATTCTTCTGGTGATGCAAACTTTACTGGAATTCTTACTGCAACTAATGTTTCTTCCAGTAGAATTATAAGTTCTGGACCTTTAAGTGGTGGATATTATGCAGAGCCTCATTCTGTTAATAATGGAAATCCGATAGAAATTATAGTTACTGTAGCTAATAAAACTAGTAACCATAGATATCCATCTGGAGTAGGAAAAAATAAATCATATGTTTTTGATGGTGTAGAGGCTCCATATTTAACATTTTTACCAGGAAAAACCTATCGTTTTAATGAATCTGATAGCAGTGCTTTTTCATTAGGTAGAATAAAATTCTATATCGATGAAGCAAGAACAGAAGAATATACTAATGGTGTTACAGTATCTAATATTCCAAAATACACTGAAATTTTAATAACTGAAGATACTCCTAGTGTTCTTTATTATGATGTTTCAAGTGTTGTTTATTCTGATGCAGGAAATCAAATTAAAATTCCTTCATCTGGTGTAACCGTTGGTGATTGGTACCGTTATAGTAAACAAAATGAATTACTGACCGTTGGAATTGGATCTACAGTACTTCCTCAAATATCAACACCTGGTATTTCTATATTTGATTTTCTAACACCTGGAACAGATTATGAAACTTTGTTCTACATAACTGATAAATCTGGAACAAATAGACTTGCAATTTATCCTACAACTCCAGATACTTTTGGAAATGCCCTTGATTTAGTATTTAAAGTTAATGAAAGTGAGGCAATTATAACAACTTTTGAAACTACTACTGGAGTTTCTACTAATAGATCTGTAATGGCTATACTTACAGATCAGAATATTATAATGTATGGTGGAGACTCTTGGATGCAAGCATCTGATAGTACTGGAATATCTCTTGCCGGGGTTTCTACTAATACAATGTATTTGAGAAGAAATGGTTCTTTTTATGGACATTTCCAAGCAAAAGTTTCCGCTGGAGGTTCTTTTAGTACCACTATATGGGATAGTTTGTACGTAACTGGAGCTTTATCAAAAGGATCAGGATCATTTAAAATTGATCACCCATTAGAGGATAAGAAGGATACACATTATTTGGTTCATTCATTTATAGAAGGACCTAAAGCTGATCTTATTTACAGGGGGAAAGTTAATCTTGTAAATGGAACTGCTTCTGTAAATATTGATGAAGTTTCTGGAATGACTGAAGGAACTTTCTCGGCTTTATGTAGAGATGTTCAGTGCTTTACTACAAATGAAAGTGGATGGGATCAAGTGAGAGGTGCAGTAAATGGAAATATTTTAACTATTGAATGTCAGAATCCAAATTCTATAGATAACATTTCATGGATTGTTATTGGAGAAAGAAAAGATAAACATATGATTGATACAGATTGGACAGATGAAAATGGAAAAGTCATTATAGAACCTGAAAAAACAGATGATGATCCAACTATTTCCGAAATTTCTGAATCTGAAGTTGCACAATTAAAACCAAATAGTTCTCGTCAACTATAATTTTTATTAGTACTCAATAAATGCAAAATATATCTCTTAGTGAAAACCAATTAGAACGTGAACGTATCATAGAGATTTCTCCAGATACTGTTCCAATAGAATATACTCCAAATGAAATTGATTCATATAAAGTAATAGTTAAGGATGAGAATGATTGGGAAGAAATTCATAATTACATTGTGAATGAAAATGAAATTGATGGTATTCCTAATCGAAAAATTGAATGTGAAAATATTGAAGAATATTCATTGAGAACCTCTGTTTATACTATGAGTCCTGAAGAGGCTGAAATCCTCAGGACTCATCCTAAAGTTGAAAGTGTAGTTTTAGATCCATCCATATATCCTCAACCTAAATCACTTTTTGTATTAAGAAGGTATGGTAAAGATGTAGCTTTTAATAAACCAGGATTTACTGCTGCCCCCTTCATGGCAACAAATAGATTTCATACAGTAACTCATACAAATGGTGTAAGATCAAATTGGGGACATCTTTTTGTAAATAATCCTTCCAGTGAACCTTTTCGTGGTGTTGGTATTGCATCTACAACACGAGTAGACACTGACATAGACTATACAGTTACTGGTGCTAATGTTGATTGTGTAATTATAGATTCTGGTGTAACTCCTTTACATCCAGAATTTAGAAATGCTGATGGATCTACTAGAGTTAAAGATGTTATATTAGATGGTCCTTACAAAGTAGATCCTGAATATTTTAATTCTAGAGGATTAACTTATACAAAAATCGTAGATGGAGTAAATTTGGGAGTTGGAATTGCAACTACTGCTGCACATAGTTGGTGGTCAAATCCATCCAATAGATCTCCACAATTTAGTGGTATTGGGTATGCCACATTTAGTTCTTTATATACTTTAGCTCATACTTCAACTAAAACACCAAATTCCAATGGAAATCAACTTGTAGATGGGCATGGAACTGCATGTGCTTCTCAAATTGGAGGAAAATCTTTTGGATTGGCATATGAATGTAATGTATGGGGATTCAGAATTGCTTTAGGTGGTGTTGGGGGAATTATTGATGCATCGATAGCATTAAATATTTGTGCTATGTTCCACAATGCAAAAAAAATATCTCAAAATGGAGATCCAGATCCAACATTAATTAATAATAGTTATGGGTGGACTTCATCTACAGGTAATAATAGTGGCACTACTTATACTCATGGATATAGGGGTTCTACATTAACTTATGTAGGAAATGCGAGTCTATTAAATCCACCAGCAAACTCTGGAGCATGTAGGAATCATAAGTATTTTACTTATAACACGGGAGTTACTACTAGCACTACTGCTTATTCTGGAACTGGACAGTATTCTCCTCTTTCACCTGCTGGTGCTGATAATGCTGGAGCAGAAAATGCAATTGCTGCAGGATGTATAGTAGTTTCTTCTGCTGGAAATACCAATCAAAAACTTTCGGATGTTAATGATATAGATTATAATAATTGGTATTCCACTAGTACTAATTATATTAATCGAGTTGGTGGAGTTCAAAAAGGTGGTGCAAATGTTGAGACTCGAAAGCAAGGAACAATTCGAGTTGGTGCTTTAGATTGTGGTGTAGAACCTGTAGGTTCTAGACAAGGATCTGCTCCTTATTCTGTCAGAAAAGTTTGTTATTCTGCAAATGGTCCAATGATTAATGTTTGGGCACCTGCAGAAATGACTATGGCTGCTGGTTATACTTCTACTTATGAAGATTTTGTAAGACAAGATAATACAAGTTTTTATGATACTTGGTTCAATGGAACAAGTTCAGCTGGTCCAAATGCTTGCTCAGTTATAGCATTGTATCTGCAACAAAATAGAAGTGCAAGTCAAAGTGATGTTCACGATTGGTTAGAATTATATGGAAGTAGAGACATAAACATGTCAGATCCATATCCTGATCCAAATGAAGTTGGTTATTGGTCACAGACTTATAATGCACTAACGGATTATCCTGATTCTGCTGGTGACTCATACAACCTTAGAGGTAATGGTAATTTAAGAGGTTCTACGAGTAGAGTACTTTTTAATCCCTATGCATTTGATAGTACTACTACTATTTCTGGGGTTAGTTTTGAAGGGATTTCAATTTCGGCAATTTAAAATTATAATTATAAATATAAAAAGAAATATACATAAAAATTTCCATGGCATATAAGGTTTTAGGGACGCCTGTTATTGATGATAGCAGGAATATTTTAAACATTCAGAATCTGAACGTAGCAGGGGTTTCCACCTTAGGGACCCTGAAAGTAGCATCAGGTATTGTTACCGCAACTACTGGTGTTGTTACCTATTATGGTGATGGTAGATATCTGAATTTAGACGGCATTCAAATTAACGCAGCAGTGGCAGCTGCTACTACTGCTACTAATGTAATCGGTGGTAGAGCAGATGTCACTCAACTTAATGTTTCTGGACTATCCACAGTAGGAACATTAAGTGCAGGAAATATTACTGCAACCAGTTTAAACAGTACAGGTATAGTAACTGCTACTGAATTCCACACTGGTGCTTCAGGATCTGCAATTAGAGTTAACTCTAATACCATTAGTGGTCCATCTGTACTCTATCTTGATCCTTCAGCAGTTGGTGACAATACTGGTGCAGTTAGAATTAAGGGTGACCTGATTGTTGATGGTACTCAAACTATCGTTAATTCTACTCAGGTAGACATTGCAGACAAAGTAATTGGTATTGGATCTACCAGTTCTCCATCTGATATTACTGCCGATGGTGGTGGTCTTTTACTATACGGTACAACTGATAAGACATTTACTTGGTCTGATACAACTGATGCTTGGACTTCAAGTGAGAATTTAAGTCTTGCAACTGGAAAATCTTATGAAATTAACGGAACTTCCGTACTTTCTGCAACTACTCTTGGATCAGGAGTTGTTAATTCTTCACTGACATCTGTTGGCACTCTTGGCAAACTTGATGTTGGTAATGTCAATTCAACTGGTATTGTAACTGCAGTTACTGTTAATGCTACAAATCTGAATGTAAGTGGTGTTACTACTCTTGGTATTGTAAATTCCGGTAATATTTATTCTACTGGTGTTATCACTGCTACCACATTCTCTGGTTCTTTTAGTGGTACAGTTACTGGTACAGCATCTACTGCAACTCGTGCTACTTTAATTGACACAACTGCAACTTCTACAGATGCTTCATACTACCTCTCATTTGTAGAGAATTCATCTTCAACTCTGTCTGAAACTTTAAGAGTTGATGAAGGAATTAGATTTAATCCATCTACTAATAGATTGGGTATCAATACTACTTCCCTCACTGAGACTCTCAATGTACAAGGTAACGCAAGAATTACTGGATCTGTATCTGCTAATTCCTTAAGTATTGCTGGAAGTCAGATTGTAAGTTCTACTAAGGAACTTCAAAATATTGCTACCATTGACGCAACAACCAAGGCAACTCTGGAAGCAGCACTGCAGATATCACCAAATAACTTTGATGATATCACAGTTTCTGGAATTTCAACTTTTGTTAAGGAAGTCGGAATCAGTACTACTACTCAGTCAACTGATAAAGACACTGGTGCTCTTGTTGTTGAGGGTGGTGTAGGAATTGAGAAGAACCTGAACGTTGGTGGTTGGTTGGCCGTTGCAGGAATTGCAACATTTAGTCAGCAAGTTACTGTTAACAGTGACGTTAGTGTTACTGGAATCATAACTGCAGGAGACTTCAACTCAACTTCTGATAGAAGACTCAAGGATAATATCACTGTTATTGCAGAACCTCTTGCTAAAGTTGCACAAATTAACGGTGTAACCTTCACATGGAAAGAGAATGGTGAATCATCTGGTGGTGTTATTGCACAAGACGTAGAAGTAGTTCTTCCTGAACTGGTAAGTGATGGGGAAACTAAGACTGTTAACTATAACGGTCTGATTGGTCTTCTTATCGAATCTGTTAAGGAACTTTCTGCAGAAGTTGCTGAACTGAAAGCAAAACTAGGTTGATAATAGACGAATGTGTGCTACTGCTAAATAGTAGTAGCACACTGTCTAGTGGGAAATAAATGGCACTAGAAATACTAGGTTTACCAATCATCAATGACCAGAGAATGGTCATTGATGTAGACAAAATAGGTATTAAAACTTCATCTCCAACGGTAGAATTACATGTCGTTGGGGATGGGTTTTTTACTGGAACTTTAACAGTACCGACAATTGTTGGTACTATAACCACTGCAACTAATGTAATTGGTGGGATTGCATCTGTATCTAATTTAACTGTTACTTCGAGTGCAGATGTATCATCTATTAGTGGAACTACATTAACTTATAGTACAGGTAGATTTACTTCTTTAAATGGTAACATTGGAATTGTTACTAATCTATCTGGTACAAATTTAAGTTATCTGGGAATTGGAACCCTAGGAAGTTTAAGTATTGGATCTACTGAAGTTATTAGTAGTAATTTCCAACTCAAAAATATTACTTCTTTAGATTCTACTACATTAGCAACGATTGAGTCTGCGATTGAAATTGCTCCAAATAATTTTAATAATTTAAATGTAAGTGGAATTTCTACATTAGGTTATGGAGCACAGTCGGGTAGCATTATTGTTGGATCTGGATCTACTGCTCTGATTGTTAATGGAAATACTAATGTCACTGGATCAGTTACTGCTTCTTCTTTTTATGGACCTGGTGGTTTAATAAATAGTTTTAATGGAATAGCAATTCGTGATAATTATGTATTGGTTGGATTAGGATTTACTACTATTAATTTTGTTGGTACTGGAGTATCTGTTTCTTCTTCATCGTCATCTGTGGCAAATATTTTAATAGATCCTTATATAAATCTTGATGGTGGTGTTCCAAGTTCGGTATATGGTGGCATTACTTCAATAAACGGAGGAGGAGTTTAAAAATAATGGCAACTCAAATTCAATTTAGAAGAGGATCTTCTACAGAATGGACCAATATAAACCCAGTTCTTGCAGAAGGAGAATTGGGACTTGAGCTTGATACTAATAAATTTAAAATAGGAACTGGAACAACTTCTTGGACTAATTTGCCATATGTGGCAATAACTTATGCATCTTCAGCAGGAATAGCAACCTATGCAACTACTGCAGGTATTGCTACTAATGCTCAAGGACTTACTGGAACTCCTGATATTTCTGTTGGTATTATCACTGCAACATCAGGAAACTTTAGTGGCATCATTACTTCTTCAGGTGGATTTGTAGGAAGTCTTACTGGTACTGCTACTAGTACAACAAATATTCCTAATTTAACTGGCGATGTTACTTCAGTTAATACTACTACTACTCTTGCAACTGTTAATACTGATGTAGGAACTTTTGGTTCTTCAACTTCAATTCCAAGCATTACTGTTAACGCAAAGGGTCTTGTTACTGGAGTTACTACATCTGCATTTAGTGCAGGTGGAGAATTCACTTTAAGTGGTTCTTGTGGAACCATCTATAGTTCAGAAGCAGGAACTGGTGGCTATGGATTACACAACTTCTTTGCTGGTTATTGTGCTGGTCAGTGCAATACCGATGGATCCAACAACAACTTCTTTGGACAATATACTGGTTTCTACAACACCTGGGGATCGAACAACAACTTCTTTGGAAGATGTGCTGGTTACTGCACCACCTCTGGATCGAACAACAACTTCTTTGGAGATGGTGCTGGTTACAAAAACACCTCTGGAAGGCATAACAACTTCTTTGGACGTGGTGCTGGTGAAAACAACACCACTGGATACTACAACAACTTCTTTGGATATTATGCTGGTTTCTCCAACACCTCTGGATCCTACAACACCTTCTTTGGATGTAATGCTGGTTTCTTCAACACCACTGGATCCAACAACACCTTCTTTGGATATAATGCTGGTTACTCCAACACCAGTGGAGGCAGCAACAACTTCTTTGGACCTTTTGCTGGTTACTCCAACACCACTGGATCCTACAACAACTTTATTGGACAAAGTGCTGGTGCCTTAAACACCACTGGATCCAACAACACCTTCTTTGGAAATGCTGCTGGTTTCTCCAACACCTCTGGATCCTACAACACCTTCTTTGGATGTAATGCTGGTCGATACAACACCACTGGATGCCACAACAACTTCTTTGGACAAAGTGCTGGTTTCTCCAACACCTCTGGATCCAACAACACCTTCTTTGGATGTAATGCTGGTTGCTCCGTAGTAACAGGATCTAATAACCTCATAATTGGTTCTTATTGTGGAACTTATGGACTTACAAATACTGTAGTTCTTGCTGCTGGTAGTTGCCAAAGACTTAAGGTTAATGATAGTGGTCTTTTTATTAATGGATCTGCATTTACTGGTGGTGGTGGTGGAGAATTCACTTTAAGTGGTTCTTGTGGAACCATTCATAGTTCACAAGCAGGAAATGGTGGTTATGGAGGCAGCAACTTCTTTGCTGGTTATTGTGCTGGTCGATGCAACACCACTGGATCCTACAACACCTTTATTGGACGTGCTGCTGGTGAAAACAACACCACTGGAACCAATAACAACTTCTTTGGAGGCTGGGCTGGTAACCAAAACACCTCTGGATTCAACAACAACTTCTTTGGACCTTCTGCTGGTTGCTCCAACACCATTGGATGCAACAACAACTTCTTTGGACAAGGTGCTGGTTCCTCCAACACCACTGGATCCTACAACACCTTTATTGGACAAAGTGCTGGTGCCTTAAACACCACTGGATCCAACAACACCTTCTTTGGAAATGCTGCTGGTTTCTTCAACACCACTGGATGCTACAACAACTTCTTTGGACTTAGTGCTGGTGGCTTCAACACCACTGGATGCCACAACAACTTCTTTGGACAAAGTGCTGGTTTCTCCAACACCTCTGGATCCAACAACACCTTCTTTGGATGTAATGCTGGTTGCTCCGTAGTAATAGGATCTAATAACCTCATAATTGGTACTTATACTGGAACTTATGGACTTACAAATACTGTAGTTCTTGCTGCTGGTACTTGTGAAAGACTAAAGGTTAATGATAATGGTCTTTTTATTAATGGATCTGCATTTAGTGGAGAATTCACTTTAAGTGGTTCTTGTGGAACCATCTATAGTTCAGAAGCAGGAAATGGTGGTGGCTATGGATTACACAACTTCTTTGCTGGTTATTGTGCTGGTCAGTGCAATACCGATGGATCCAACAACAACTTCTTTGGACAATATACTGGTTGCAGAAACACCACTGGATGCCACAACACCTTTATTGGATCCAAAGCTGGTCGATACAACACCACTGGATTTAACAACAACTTCTTTGGAAGATGTGCTGGTTACTGCACCACCACTGGATCCTGCAACAACTTCTTTGGAGAAAGTGCTGGTTTCAGAAACACCACTGGACGTGACAACAACTTCTTTGGAATAAGTGCTGGTTACTGCAACACCACTGGAGTCTACAACACCTTTATTGGAAGATATGCTGGTTACTCCAACACCACGGGATTTAACAACAACTTCTTTGGACCTTTTGCTGGTCGATACAACACCACTGGATCCAACAACACCTTTATTGGAGCTAGTGCTGGTTACTGCAACACCACTGGAACTAACAACACCTTTATTGGATATGGTGCTGGTCGATACAACACTACTGGATCCTACAACACCTTCTTTGGATGTTATACTGGTCGATGCAACACCACTGGATCCAACAACACCTTTATTGGACGTAATGCTGGTCGATACAACACCACTGGATCCTACAACAACTTCTTTGGATGTAATGCTGGTCGCAACAACACCACTGGATGCCACAACACCTTTATTGGAAGAAGTGCTGGTTGCTCCAACACCGCTGGAGCCAATAACACCTTCTTTGGATTAAGTGCTGGTTGCTCCAACACCTCTGGAAACAGCAACACCTTTATTGGAAGATATGCTGGTCGATGCAACACCTTTGGAGACAATAACAACTTCTTTGGAAATAGTGCTGGTTTCTCCAACACCACTGGAATCAACAACAACTTCTTTGGACCATTTGCTGGATCCAGCAACACCACTGGAAACTTCAACAACTTCTTTGGAGAGAGTGCTGGTCGATGCAACACCCTTGGAGTCGCTAACACCTTTATTGGAAGATGTGCTGGTTTCTCCAACACCACTGGATCCAATAACACCTTCATTGGAAGTAGTGCTGGTCGATACAACACCACTGGACGTTACAACACCTTTATTGGAAATAGTGCTGGTTACTGCAACACCACTGGATGCCACAACAACTTCTTTGGACAAAGTGCTGGTTTCTCCAACACCTCTGGATCCAACAACACCTTCTTTGGATGTAATGCTGGTCGATTTAACACCTCTGGATGCAACAACAACTTCTTTGGAAGTAGTGCTGGTTACTGCAACGCCAATGGATCCTGCAACAACTTCTTTGGAGAAAGTGCTGGTTTCAGAAACACCACTGGATGCTACAACACCTTTATTGGAAGATATGCTGGTTACTCCAACACCACTGGATCCAACAACAACTTCTTTGGATTTAATGCTGGTTGCTGCAACACCACTGGATGCTACAACAACTTCTTTGGAACTGCTGCTGGTCGCAACAACACCACTGGATCCAATAATATCTTCTTTGGATGTAGTTCTGGAGTTGGAGTGGGTGGATTGTGTAATGTCACAACACAAAACAATCACATTATTATGGGAAATAATGCTCATACAAATGCTCTTATTCAAGTTGCTTGGACAGTAGTTTCTGACTGTCGTGATAAGTGTATTTTTGGACCTGTTCCTCACGGTAGAGGATTCCTTCAAAATATTACTCCTATTGAATATGCATTCAAAAACCGTGAAACTGGTGAATTAAAAGATGATGAAGGAAAACGCAGATATGGATTCAGTGCTCAGAATGTTTTAGAAGCAGAAGGAGAAAATCCTGTTATTGTGGATTCAAAAGATCCAGAAAATCTAAAACTGACATCAGATCATATGATTCCAGTTCTTGTAAATGCAGTGAAGGAATTATCAGAAGAAGTTGATATATTAAAAACTAGATTAGATTTACTAGAAAACTCTTGATATTATAGTCTCATACATAGTATATGATGTATGAGACTATATGAAAAAAGTTTTAATTGCTACACCGTGTCTTGATCAAAAAGTTGATGCTTATTTCGTCCATAGTTTATGTGAATCTATTAAATTAGGACTTAAAAACAATTTAGATATTAAATGTGTTTTTCTAGCAAATGAAAGTATTCTTCCGATGGCTAGGAATGAACTTTTTAAACTTGCTTATGACGAAAATTATGATGTAATGGTATTCATCGATGATGATGAATATTGGGATGAAAGAGCATTAATTGAAATTATCCAATCAGAAAAAGATGTTATAACGGTCCCTGTCGTAAATAAGGGAGATAAAAAAATTGAATATAACGTGTGGTTAAATGATGATATACAAAAAGATGTTGATGGATACATCAAAATTAAAAAATGCGGGACAGGATTTCTCAAATTGACTCGTAAAGTTATTGTTGATTTGTGGAATACAAACACAGAATTACTGTTTCGCAACAAGCCTTTAAAAAATATTTGTGAGTATACCTTTGAAAACGGAAGTTTTGTTGGAGAAGATATTGCATTAACTAAAAAAATAACTGAGTTGGGATACGATATTTGGTTAAACCCAAAGCACACAGTATCTCATATTGGTAATAAAATGTATAAAGGAAATTTTGAAAAGAGTTATAATCTATGATTGATATTATTATTCCAACTATGTGGTTTGCAAATAACTTCAAAGAATCTCTGCAAATTTATGCCGACCACAAATCAATTAATAAAATTATTATTATTGATAACAACCAATCAAAAAGACCATCATACGAGATTTTAAATCACCCAAAAATTGATATCATTTCATATGGCAAAAATATTTTCGTAAATCCTGCTTGGAATGAAGGATATTATAGATCAAAATCTAAAATTATAGGTATATTAAACGACGATATTGAAGTATCTTCTGAAGTATTTGATATGATTATTGATTTTAATCTTTCGGATGGAGACTTAATTGGTGTAAATTTACAGGGAAGGCAAAATAATTATAAAATTGATGACTATATTGATACAAAGGAAGAGATTGTAAAATTAAATTATGATCCCAAAAGACCTATTGGATCTCAGTCGTGGGCATTTGGAATTTGTATGTTTATGCTAAGAGAATCATATAAAATAATACCATCTTTATATCAAGTCTGGTATGGTGATGATTTCTTTGCACAGTCTGCAAAAAATATTTACGCAATCAATTCAAATAAAATCAAAGGGACTATTTCAGAAACTCTTACAAAGTTTAACGATCCCGATAGTGATATTTCAAAACGGATTGAATTAGATTCAAAGAATTTGATATCATATGATCATTTTATCAACGGAAAAAACTGGGACATCCCGCATAATATGATAAATTTTTATGCACAACAACGTAAAAATAAAAGTGTAAAGACTGATATATTTGATTTAGAATATCAAAGAGCAAGAAAAATAACAAGTGATATCAACGAAAACGTTCATGAACTTTATGAATTAGCAAATGAATGTAAGACTGTAGTAGAAATGGGAGTAAGAACAGGAGTTAGTACTAGGGCATTTTTGAATACAGATGTCAAACTCCTTTCTTTTGATATTGTGTTGGATTCAAATGTCAAAAAACTTTTTGATATTGCTAAACAACAAGGAAAATCTGTTGAATATATTCAAGCAGATGTTCTTGATATAGAAATTGAAGAGGTTGATTTATTGTTTATCGATACTTTCCACGTATACAATCAACTCAAACAAGAATTAAATCTTCACGGAAACAAGGCACAAAAGTATATTGCATTTCATGATACACATACATTTGGTCTCAAAGGAGAAGATGGAAAGGACAATAGAGGATTATTGTCTGCAGTTATTGAGTTTGTAATGATGAATCCTCATTGGAAATTTTATAAGTATAAAACAAACAATAATGGATTAACAATTTTAAAGAGAGATGCTTTAATTTAATCGATCATAATATCGTTATACATAGTTTAGATAAATTGATTATTCGGTATGAAATCAAAGTATAGTATTTTTCATGTTCAAGGTGGCATTGGTAAGCACATTGCAGCAACTGCAGTAGCAAAAGCAATTAAAGCAAACCATCCAGATAGAAAACTAGTTGTAGTCTGTGCATATGCGGATATTTTTATAAATCTTCCGTATGTTCATAGAGTTTATACTCTAGGATCGACGCAATATTTTTATCAAGAATATATTCAAGATAAAGATTCTATTTTATTCCATAATGAACCATATTATACAACTAACCATATTCACAAACGCAAACGTTTAATCGAGAATTGGTGTGATTTGTATGGCATCAAATATTCTGGAGAAAAACCAGAAATAAGATTTAATAAACTTCAACATAGTATATCAAAGGAATTTTGGCAGAGAGAAAAACCAGTCATGATTATCCACACTAATGGTGGACTCATGACTGCCGATGCAAAACCATATTCCTGGACAAGAGATATGCCATTTGATCTCGCAGAAAGACTTGCGGATTATTACAAATCAGAATATCATATTATTCAACTTACAAAAATTAATTCTCCAAAGTTAGAGGGTGCAGAACATATTTTTGCAACACCAGAAAACTCATTAAGTTTAATGGAGTATTTTAGTATTGTCCTCCATGCAAAAAAAAGAATCTTAATTGATTCCTGTGTGCAACATGCATCTGCTGCCCTAAATAAATCATCGACAGTTTTGTGGAATGGGACTAGTCCAAAAGTATTTGGATATGATATTCACCACAATATCTGCACAACAGTACCATATGATTTTAAATTGCCAGGAAGTTATCTTTTTGATTTTGATTTTAATGGTAATGAAGTTGAGTATCCCTACGAAGAAGGGATAGAACTATTCGATTTCCATGAAATTGTTAAATCCGTTGATGCTCAGTAAATTAACACCATGACAGAACCCATGCAAAAAACATATTATTTTATGGCAGGACTTCCTCGTTCGGGAAGCACAATTTTATCTAGTATTTTAAATCAAAATCCAAGATTTTATTCTGGACCCAGTTCTCCTGTAACTGGGTTAATGGCTATGCTAGAACAACAATTGTCTCAGGATGAATTGTTTTTGGCATATCCAAAACCAGAACAAGCATCGATGATTATTTCTAATATCATTCAACAGTATTATTATGATGTAGAAAAACCAGTAATTTTTGATAAAAATAGATCTTGGGTCAATCGAATTCATTATATCGAAGGTTACTTAGGAATTACACCAAAGATTATTTGCCCCGTTAGAAATATTGATGAAATTTTAGCATCTTTTATTTCGATACATCATCGCAATCCATATGAAGTAAATGGAAAAATAAATTTTATTGATGAGATGTTGATTAAATCTAATATTCCATTAACAGATGATAATCGATGTGAATTTCTTGTTAGTGAATCTGGAATTCTTGGACAAAGTTATTTGGGAATTAGAAATGTATTAATGAAAGGACAAGAAAAATATTTACATTTTGTTGAATACGATAATCTTGTTAATTCTCCAGAAGAAACGATGAAAGAAATTTATGAGTTTCTCGATGAAGAATATTATGAACACGAATTCAATAATCTCATTAATATCAATAATGAGAATGATGCTGCTACTTATGGTTTGAGTGATATGCATCAAGTCAGAAAAGAATTGAAAAAAACTTCTTTACCTCCAGAAGAAGTACTCTCGGAAAGTATTTTATCAAGATGTAAAGGTCTTGAATTTTGGAGAGATCTTGAATTAGATAAAAATAGTGAAGTTAATATAAATATAAATATAAACAATCAAGACTCAGAAGAGTCTAGTAACTTTATAGGATCTTAAAATGGAAAGAACTCAAGAACAAATTTTACGAACAATTACTGCAGCTAGAGATAGTGTTTGGGTGATTGAAGATACTATTGCAAAATTAGATGGGGGAAAAACACCTTCTAAAGAATTAAAATCTAATATTGAACGTAATGTTGGGCATCTGAAACTTGTTGTTTCTGATGAAGAAATTGTTAATTCTGGAGAAGATATTTCAGATCTACAATCTGCAATTACAACTGGCGAAGCAAAACTTGCTGAGGACATTTGGCCTGCTGCAGAGTGATAAGGCAATAAAATATTGATATACTATTTTAATTTTTTCATACGGGGGGTATCTTGGTTTTTATCTTGACATATGAGAATACAATCGTTAAGATATTAAGACACAACCATAAAACTGTGATTGTGTCTACTATATAAACTTGTACCCTTCTTTCTTCTTATGACTTCAAAAATCTATCTAGAAAAAGATTCAGATACAATTTACGAAGAACTTTTCGTAAATGAAAGCAGTGAAGATCTTGAAGACTTCGAAGATGAATATCGTGATAATGATCGAATGGATGATATGATCTCCAGATATGGATACTAATGGAGAAAATGTCTCATGAACAACCAGTTAGAGCAAGAAATTTTAACCGAAATTAAAAACAAGGATCTGGATGAATTTGCAAGTTATTTGGGAATTGACACCGAAGACTTGGAAGAACTATACTTTGATCTTGATTTCGATGATTACTCTCGATGACCATTGTTGCATTTAGACCTTTGGAAGAACCAGAACCTTATTCTTCTTATGTAACTAGAGATGGAATGTGGGCTGCAATTCCATATGGTAACACTAAATATGTGATTATTAATAATGGATATCAAGTCCATACAGCTAATAATCTACAATCTGCAAAAAACTTTATTGCCAAACAACAGAGGAAAACTAAAAAATGATTTACGTGAATCTTATTGAAACTGTTCGTCAAATTAAAAATCATGTAGAAGTGGTTGCTACCATTGAAGATGAAGATGGGAAACAAACATTGGGAATTTCAGACTTCTTTCTTTTGAATTCTGAACAACTTCCTGAAGATGAGGATGAACTGTGCTATTATCTTGAAGATAAAGAATTGGATTGGAATTCGTTTATTCCAGTTTGGTCTGATGATTTGCTTTTGGTTGCATAATGGTTAATTTACCAAGTTTGTTTTCTCAAACTTCGGATGGTCTTTATGATAGACATTATTATAAAGTATTATTAAAAAATAATACAACAAAGAAGTTTGATTATTATGAAGATGTAAGAAATTTTTGGTTTGAAAATTGCAGAATTCCAGATTTTTTAGATATTATCACTGTTCACGATAAATCAACAAAAAAAGGATTTTAAAAATGTATAAAGAACTTTCCCCATATGAAATAGCACTTGCAAATTTTGGCGATCGTGTTGCTATTATAGCAGGACTCGAAATTTCTGGAAAATTAAGTCCAGAAGATGCACATCAACAGGTTAAGTCTTTATATCAAGAATTAAAATCACTTAGAAAAAAAGAAAAGGATAGTTGGTGACATTGTTAAATATTAACAGTATATATCGAAAGTTATGGTTGTATTAATTTCTACAACCGTGATTTCCTGTACTCAGGCACTTAGTATTATCAATAGGTTGCAAAAAATAGTAGGTCTTACCGAACAACAAAAAAATGAAATTGTTTTGGAAGTAAAGAAAACTATTCCATCTTGTCCCATTAGGATTGAAAAAAGATGAACAATCAACAATTAAGTTATAGTGAAGAATCTAAAGACATAAAATGGAACAGAGGTTTGGATCTCTTTGTGGAATCTGTATTAAAACCAGATCAGGAACTTCGTCAATGTTCACATGATCAAAAATGTTATAATGAATTTATGGAAATTAGGGAAAATGTTTTAGACTATTTGAAAACTATTCGTAAATTTGTTTGATAATCTAAATAACCCTATATCTGGAGTAATTTATGCTATCTACACAATATCGTCTTCGTCTTGAAGCAATTTGTAAAAAGATTGCTTTACATCAAGAAGTAAGTTTAGAGGACATGATTTGGGCCGAAAAACTTGCAAAATCAAATCGTTCTGCTTCTACTATACTTCGTCAGGCTAGGAGAAAGGCAGAAAATCCTGATATGCAAGAAGGTGATATGGATGATTTTTTGAATCAACTTGATATTGGTGGATTAGGGCACGAAAGATTTGGAAAAAGAGGATTTGATGATATTGATGATATGATAGATTGGTGGACGGAAGATAAACCCGATGATTGGCGTCAAAGAGATTAAAGATGGATTATGAAGAGTTTTTGGATATGCCAACTACTTTTTTGGATGATATGGCACATTTAATAAATATTAAACATAAATATCGATTAGAGTTTAGTGAGCAGGAGAAGGAAATAAATCAACATCTGTTAAAGTATTGGGAAGAAATGAAACTTAACGAACTAAGATATAAATTCGAAAAATGTTGGGAAATTGATGAATGAAAACATTTAAAGAATTTCTTTTCGAGGAAGAAAAAGCATCTAAATCGATTGCAAAATATCAAAATGAACCAAAAGGAAATGAAAAATGTTCCAATTGTAACATGTGGAGACCTCCAAATGCTTGCACTGCAGTAAGTGGTAAAATCTCACCAGATGGTTGGTGTAAATGGCATCAATATGACAGAAAAAATCAATGAAAAATACTATCATCCTTTCACTATGTTTTCTCCCCCTTGCAATCATTTATGTGATTATGAAAGTATCTTTATGGTTGTCCTCTAGTGCTTCGGAGATCAATTATGTCAGAGAAGATGCCAAACGAGAACACGGACCTTACGTGGAGGGAGCATATGCAGATGTTGATAAAGAGGATGAGGAAGATTGAAGTCGCAGATATTATTGATCAAGCAATATGGGAATGGTATTTTGAGATGGGAAAGGAAGTTCCCAACTGGAAGTGTCAGAAAGATCCAAAATGGTGGACGGATTATTTAAAAGAACTTGACAACGAAAAATAGATATTCTATAGTTTGAACTATATGACTTTTTAGAATGGACTACAAACCTTATACAATAGAATGGAGTAGAAAACGTTACTTGTCTGAAGCAATACAAAAGTATTTTGACGACGAGATTTCTCCAGAAGTTGTTTTAGACGATATATTAGATATCTTAAATGAATTTGCTTCTGATCATAAATCAAAGGCAAAAAAATTTCAATATATAATAGACAATTTAAAAAAATAATATGACCACATATTACGTATGGTTGTCAATATTTTCTGTAATTGCATACTTTATAGCAACAGATGAAAGTGTTGCAAAGTATGTAATTTTGTTGTATAAACTTTTAGAAGTAAATACAAAAAGATTTTACTGGATGATAAGATTTCATCCTAAAAACCCCATTACAAATTTGATCAAAAGGTGGGAATATGCTAAAATTGCAAAGCAACTGAGAAAGGAATTTGAAGATTGACTTTATATGTTGTTCGCACCAGTGAAACTACATTGATAACTCATGATGGAAATGTTCAACTTGGATTTTTTCATTCAACTTTAGAAGAATTCATGAAACTTCAACGTGCAGATTATGTTGAAGTCCATTGGATTCCTGATCCTATTGCGAAAAGATACAAAAAAATTTCATATCAAAAGCATCTTAAAATGATGTCTTATGGTAAGGTGGACGATCCAGACTCTGGCACAAAGTGACTTGAGATGTCACCCATAACGTCGTATAATGGTTATAGATAAAAGGAGATCTATGAATTTCGATACATCAGTTACACACACATTTTCTTACATTTATAAGAATGATAACCCTCCACTTAAAATTTATGAGGGAAGTCTGCGTGATCAGAATGTAACAATTACATCCAATGATGATGACATGACTATTTGGCAATTGTTTAATCTTTTTAAGTCATATGTACTAGCAGTTGGATATTGTGAAAAATCTTTCTACGATGGATGTGAATTTTATACCAAGGAATTTTACAATGAAGATTTGAGTGAAGATGAAAATGGAATTTGAATTTACTAAAGAGTATCCTGTATCCTATTTGTGTCCTCGGATCACGATTCAAAAAAATCGTTGTGGTGGAAAACCATGCATTCGTGGAACTGAAGTTTTAGTAAAAACTATAGCAAATCTTGCAAATTCAGGATTAAGTCAGAAGGATGTTTTGAAGAAATATCCTAATCTTACCATGGAAGATTTAAGTGATGTTTACATTTATTATCATGGACCACATTTAATGTTTCAGAATCTAGAAACACCAGATGTTTGTCCAGGTGAGACTACAAAAATTGTAATGTGAGTTTATGTCTAACGTAGAAATTCTTGAAGTAAGTCTTGAAAATTATGAGACTGCTTATGTAAAGGCAATTGTCGAAGACATGGTTTTGACACATAGGCAAACTAGATTTGAACCTGACGAATATGGTCCAGCAGTATGCTATGCTTTAGTAAATCTTTCTGATGTTGCTGAGCATATAAGTGATATTGGATCTGGAATTTATATGGAAAATCCAATTGAAGCAGTAAGAGAATATATTGAAGCAATTAACTATGATTTAGAATGGGAAATTATAGATGAAGAAGATTATTGAGGGAGATATTGTAGTCTTTATTGGATGTTTAAAGGAACAAATTAATTGGGGAAATAATGATGACCCAAATGGGATTCTAATTAAAAATAATACTTATATTGTAGAAAAAATTGAAGTTCATTCTTATCATACAAAATTGACTTTAAAAGGAGTGAATGGTAAATTTAATAGTGTCTGTTTTCTTAAATTAGAGGATGAGTGATTATCTCAAATTGATTGAACTTCGTAAAGAGGCATTGTTTGAAGGAGATGAAGATCAAGCACTGATTTATTGGGAAATGATTGAAAATCTTATAGAAAATGGTAAAGTAACTGAAGAAGAATTTATTGTAGGAGATTATGTCTAATGGCAACTAAAACATTTGAACAAAAAAACGGAACGGTTTGGATTTGGGAAGAAACTCCCGAACTTAAAAAATTTATTCAAAACCAAGAGAAACAAAATAGTGAAAGTGCCAAGCAAAAATGAATTAATGCATCTACAACTTCAGGCACTCCTTAGAGAGCATACTTTTTCCGATCTTCAATATCTTGGAATTCGTGAAGGTGAGCATTATTACTCTATTGCAGGAAATGAAGTTCCAGTTAGTATGATTGAAGGATTGGATTCTGAAGATTGAATTTTATGGATTTACCTATTGATGATAAAGAATTGGATACAATTCTTTATGCACTTGGAGTTGGAGGAAATGTTCAACTATATCAAAAACTTAAACTAGTAAGAGATTTGAAAAAGGAAGGTTTACCTTATAAAAAGATCTTACGTGAAAAATATGGAGTTGTAATTTAATGGAAGAGTATACTTGGATTGATGATTGTTTTCGTGTAGAACAAAAGAAGTGGGGAACCTGGGACTCTTATAATAAGGAAGGCAAATGTATTGTAACTTCATTGACTGAAGAACAATGTATAAATGCAACTCGTTTTTATCTAAAAGGTATTCAAGAAGGGTGGTCTGAAAATACTGTTAAATATGAAGGAGTAGTTGGTGGAAAACTATGACTGATACTGATGAGACTGCACCTTGGTATGAATTTGTCTCATATATAAGATGTTGTGAGAGTCTTGGTGTTACCCCAAGTCTTTCACGATTTTTTCGTTATAATCAGTATTTCAAATCATTATTTACAGAGAGCACACACAATGAAACTTAAAACTTCCACGAAAAAAACCAGAAAAAGAACAAAGAGTACGACCTTTGAATCTTATGATCCATTACAATTAGCACAATTCGTCAATTCTTCCAATTGGACTAATGAAATGATCTCAGAATATTATAATGTTTCTTTGGAATTTATAGAAGATCTGTTAAACTATTACAAAATTCGTGAACTTTCTAAACTTAAATGATAGATTTTAATGTTTTAGCTTTATTTCCTATTCCAATTATTAAATTTAGATTTAAAGAACATCACAAATATTTTTTCAATGACATTGAAAAACAGGTAAACCTACCAAAGGGATGGATAGTTCCATTGAACTCTACTTTCCCGAATATTCCTGATGATGATCTTCTTGTTCCTTCTGAAGTCAGGGAACAAATGATTTTAGATCTAACTAAAGATATTGATGAAGTTCTCATTCAATTAAAATGCCCATTGAATTATTATTTTTCTGATTTCTGGTATAACATATATCATGACAATCAAGGACAGGAAACTCATAATCATTTAGCCGTCCCTGGGCATAAGGCTATCTATTGGTCTGGAGTATATTACAATAAAAATGCTTCACCTACTAAGTTTTATAGACCAAATAAAATGTATAGTACCCAGTTATTTCCTGGTTATGAAGATTGTGAATTGCATGATTTTTACTATTCCGATTTTTCACCATCCGTAGAAGATGGTGATGTTTTATTGTTTCCTCCATATTTTGAACACTCTGTCACATCATATGATTATCACAAAGATAATATGAGAATGACATTCTCTTTCAATCTTACTTTGGATTAGACTTATGAAAAGGAAATCGAAGTCTAAAATAATAAAAACAGGTGGGACTGCTTCTAGTATAGATATGCAGGTCCCACCTTTTCATGAATTTTTTCCAATAACATTATTTTATAAAGAAGGAAAAGATAAAAAATACTGTTATTTCGTTTGCGAAGATCATTTAAAAAAATACATATCTAGACATAACTTAAAAAAAGGATCATTTGATGTCTATGATACTGAACCAAAGAAATTAGAAGAATAATTATCAATGAAAAAGCAAAGAAAAACGATTTGGAGATTGTGGAGTTATTCTTTGGGTGAAAAACACGGAAAAGATGATAGGGAAGCAGATATTATTTCTATTGTAAGAACCGTTATATTTGCAACATATTTGATTACAAATTGTTTTATTGTAGCTGGAGTAATTCGGCATTGGAATGATGTAGATTATCAAAAAGAAGTACCTGAATTAAAAAAATGAAATTTCGAATTGTAGAACGATCAAATTTTTCTGGAGATTTAGTTTTCTATCCACAATATAAAAAATATTTTATGTGGTGGGATTTTTGGGATTTTGACTTTCCTCCAAAAAGAATAGAATTTTATTCACTTGAAAGTGCAACTAAATTCATTAAAAAACAACAAAATAGACCAAAGGAAAATATTTACTATTTGGAAGATTGAATAGGTGTTTGGAACAATAAGACTCTCTTATAATGCGTCATTTATGCTGCAATATTTCCAAAAAAAGGTATAGACACTATAATCTTTATATCTTATAGTTTTTTCAAGATTGACCAATCGATCTTGAACTAACCTATCGAAAAAACAAATGAATATTTTATGAGACCTTATTCATGTTATCAAAATAATACAGTTTCGGTTCCAACAAAAGACAAATATATGACCATCTATTATTACCGAAAGGGGGTAATGGTAGCAATGAAAAGACAATTTGATGAAGACTTTGAATCACCAAAAAACTGTGTAGAAGAAAAAGTTTTAGACGAAGTTTCATATCAAACACACTTGGAACATTATCATAGAGAAAACAAAAGATTACAAGATGAATTTTGTTGTGATCTTATTAAAAAGTATGAAATTACTCATCATCCAAAAGCAAATAAATTATTTGAAAAAGCATGGGAATATGGTTGTTCCTCTGGATTATCTGAGGTTGAAGATTACTTTGCAGATCTTGTAGAAATTATTAAAGATGATAAATCATGTAAAAGAATAACACTTTCTAGAAATGTACAATTTATATAAAAAATTTAATAAGATTAAATAGTATTAACCACACATAAGAACTATTATGACTATCGAAGAAATTCAAAAACAAATAGTAGAACTTCAAAGAATAGTAGAATCTATGCAAATTCAAAAATTAGAAGTTTCTAGACATTTTACTGGGGATTATTTTAAACCCTATAGAGGAAAGCAATATCGTCGTATGGAATCGGAAAATATTCCAATTTGGGAACATTTTTGCGATAAATCAGGAGAATGGACAGTAGTTTCATCAGATGAAGTTGAGTTATTGGAAGATACTTATTGTAGTGAATGTGTTACTCCTGTAAAAAAATCTTGACTTTTTAACTAATTAACATTAAAGTAAAAAAATCTAATCGTATATTATGAATATTATTAAAAATCTTACAAAAGAAAATACAATTGAAGATTATCAAGTTAATATAAATGATATGATCACTGGTCAGAAGACCAATTTGTCGGATTTTATTGATCAATTGATGACTAGGATTTCTAGTCTAGAGCATAAGAATAGGGAATTATATGATCGAGTAAATGTACTTGAAGAAGAAAACCTATCAACGACAAATGAACTATATCGTTTGGAAAATTCACTAGAAACTCGAATTGATATTCTAACTGGACAATCTTTTATTGAAAATAATAACAATTTAAATAAAGCAAACTCGCAATATACTGAAGAAGAATTGGATGCAATGTGCGATAAAGCAGCATCCGATGAAGAAAAAGAACAATGTAGAGAATATAATCTACGTGAAGCAGAATATTATAATAAAAGAGTAGAACTAGATTATGCATCTAAGAGTCCATTACCTCCACATCAAATACATTTTGGTTGGAAAAATGTAAATAATGATGAATTTGATAAAATGTTTCCACCAAAAGATTATCGCAGAAATATAACAAAAAAATGGAAAGTGACGATTGACGATGACTATAATCTTATTCTTCCCGAGAGTCTATTGAATGAAATTGGTTGGAAAGAGGGTGATACTCTAGAGTGGATTGATAATCGAGATGGATCATTCAAACTTCAAAAAGTAGATAATAATCAACCTGAAAAATATAAAACTTATGATGAAATGATTGCAGAAGGTTGGACAATGACTGCTGATGGATTTTGGATTAAAGAATCATGAAACAAGAATTGTTTGTATGTTCTTGTGGTAGTGTAGATCATCAATTTATTATTACTTCTTTCGATGATGATGAAGATTATAATGATCTATATGTAGAAGTTCATTTGTCTGATGTTGGGTTTTGGAATAGGTTAAAGTATGCTTTTAACTATATTTTAGGTAAAAGATCTAGTTATAATTCTGGAGCATTTTCAGAAATCTTGTTAAATAAAGAAATTACTGCTAGATTAATTGAAGTATTGCAAAATCATTATCGGAGAATGGAATAATGGCACTTTCCCAATCAGTAGAAGGATCACTAAAGGAAGCAGAACAATGTCTAAGAAATGCATTAGCATATGCTGCAAGGCAAGAAAAACCTTTTGTTTCCAGAGAAATTTCGGATCTTATTTATAGAATCGATTCTTTGATTAAAACTGATAAATTTATGGATAAAGTTGAAGAAAAATTTAGTAGCAAAGATGGAAAGGATTTCTTTGGAGGAATTTTCTAATGATGGACTCTGAATCTAAAGTTGAAGTTATAGAGAAGGTTGAAAAAAACCTAGAAAATTTGCAAAATTTGATAAAAGAACGTAGGGAAAAATCTTTAGAGTGGTATAAAAATCTATCAGATGAGGATAGGTTTTCTGCAGTTCAAGCAGTAATTGAAATCGCATGTGAAGCAGAGAAATCTGGTTGTTCACATAGACAATTGCAGAAAGAATTAGGAATTTATCCCCAAGGATTTTGGATTATGGATCTCTCAAATTTACATAATGCATTATGGGAATTTTATCAGAATCAAGAAATTATCAATTTTGAATGATTTTTAAAATCTTTAGAGATTGTTAAACCCCTCTAAAACCCTTGCAATTTCTATGATTTTGTTCTAAATATAGTAGGAATGTTTTGAAACCCTGACAAAAATGAAAAACAACGATTGGGAAGAACTTGTAGCACTTAAGGATGCAATTTCATACAATCCAGCATCAGTACATCCAGATAAAATGGAAAAATTTACTGAATTATTTGTCCAGTCCCTTGTTGGAAAAGGAGATTATTCAAATCAAGAAAAACCTACAAATTACTAAATATTTTAAAAGATATTAGAATATGAAAGGTTTTAGAGAGTTTTTTTTAGATTTTGATAATATCTATGAAGGTAGAAAATCTGGAGATTATTCTCTTCATGATTGGTTTACTAAAAGTAAGTCATCAGATGGTAAACCTGGTTGGGTTCAGTTGGGTGGAAGATATGCAGGAAAACCTTGTGCAAAACAACCAGGACAAACTACAAAACCGAAGTGTGGTTCTAGCAAGATGAAAGCAGCACTTTCTGATGAAGAAGAGCAGAAAGCTTTTGAACGTAAGAATCGTCAAGATCCAGACCCAAATAAGAGAGGGAAAGCAAAAATGGTTGCAACTGAAGAAAAAGATGCATGTTATCATAAAGTAAAATCTCGTTATAGTGTATGGCCAAGTGCTTATGCTTCTGGAGCATTAGTTAAGTGTAGAAAAGTAGGAGCAAAGAATTGGGGAAATAAGAAAAAAACATTTAAAGAGTTTTTTGAAGAAGTATATTTAATTGAAGCACAGAGATATTTTTCAAGTAGATCTGAATTAGAAAAACATCATGGTGGGATTCCATCAGGTTATTATGCTAATAATGCTGGCAGCACTGAAAATCCAAAATGGAGACTTAAACCTAAATCTGGAGGTGTAGGTGAAAGAGGAAGAAGAAAAGAAAGAATTGAAAATTTAAGTTCGAGTGAAGAAAGAAGAACTGCAGATACTAAAATAAGAAAATTGAAGTCTAAAGGATTAGAAGCACATCATATTACTCCACTACATTATTCTTCAAAATTGAAGTCATCTATGAGTGATGCAGAGTGGAAAGAACGAGTAAAAAAAGATGCTTCGCAAGGGGTTTATCATGGACATCATCCAAGAAATATAATGGGTGCTAAGAGATCTACTGATCCTTCAGATAAACCTGGAATTTATCATAGAAAGGGTGGAGCACATGAAATAGAATCAAAAACAAAAGATATTGTTTCTGGTTCAATTCCTCATAAAGAACTTCTTTCTGCAGCAGTGAGAAGACAAAAGAAAAAAGCAAAAGCAAAATCCTAGATAAATAAAAATAAAAGTTATAAAAAGATGAAGACCTTTAAAGAGTTTCTAGAAGAAGCACATCTTTACGAAATGCGTAAAGAAGATAAAGTTGCTGGAAAGAAAAAGACTCCTCTTTATACAACTGTAAAGTCTGCTAGAGTTGAAAGACAACCTGAAGGTAGTGATACAAAGTGGAAATTAAAAAAGTCAGAAAAGAAAACTGTATCTCGTGAAGCATCATTAGGTAGAACTAAACAAGGGATGATTGACACTGCAACTAATCCCTATGCTTCTCGTTATGAAGTTCTTGGAACTTATAAGAGACATGCACATGGAGGTGGTGGAAGTGGTGCAGAAGCACCTGGAAGAAAGAGAGGTGTTGGTAAGTTGGAACAACAAAAAATAGAAAGAGCAAAGAGAGAAAAAGGAGAAAGACCTATTGGTTCAGGTCCATCCCCAGAATATAAAGTTGCATTGAAGAGAGCACAAAGATCACGTTCAATGGGTGGTGGACAATGAAGACATATCAGGAATTTATTTCTGAAGCAAAAAAGTGCTGGCCTGGTTATAAGAAGAAAGGGACACAAAAACTCTTTGGGAAGACTTATAATCGTTGTGTGAAAGAAGATATTGAAGAACTTGAAGAGAGTTCAACTGGTGAAAGAAGTGGTAGAAGAACACGAGGCAAGGTAACTCTTGCTCGTGGTCGTGGTGCTGATATGACAAGGCAAGAAAGATCTACTGCTGCGATTGCAAAGAAAGCAGGACTCAAAGGAACTGGTAAGTATTCCACCAAAGATTTGAGAACCAAAGCAAAAGACTACACAACTTATGATAGTGAAGATACTGAAGATGATTATGGCAGCACCGAGCAGGATCATTACATTCGTACTCACGCATCAGCAAGAAAAGCAGCAAAGGGAGAACAGTTAATCCGTAAGTTCAAAACAGCAGGAAAAACTCCAACTGGAATGACTAGATTGAAAACTGCACCTTCAAGTGAAAGTGTAAGAAGAGTAAAGGATTTGAAAAAGCAAATCTCTAAATCAGGTGCTAATAAGAGAGGTCCAGTTCATACTGTAGATATTATGCACCGTGATAGTGATGTCGGAAAAGGTGACCCAGATAATCAAATGGAAAGAGGTAGAAACTTTATTCAAGCACTAAAAGATACTCCAAAGCATCTCAAGAGAGCAGGTGCAAAGAAAGGTGAGACTGTAGTTGGAAAACCAACAGCAGTGATGTCTGGTGAAGATCAAAAGACTGGAGTAGCAAAGAGAGCAAAACTTTATAAGAAAGTGTTTGGCAAGAGAAGCAGTGATAAGAGCAACAAAACGGGACTAATGACTGGAGCAGTTGATAAATAGTAATGCCTTAATTGGTTCGCATCTTTAAGGTAGAGGAGGAGCAGAAATGCTCCTTTTCTTGTATAAATACTATTGCGAACCAATTTAAGAGTAGAAATGGTAAATCCTAACCGATTTTATACCTATGCATATTTGCGTGAAGATAGAACACCTTACTACATAGGTAAAGGTAGTGGGAATAGAATACATAAAAGAAAAGCAACAGATATTAAGCCCCCGAAAGATAAATCTAGAATAATTTTTCTTAAAAAGAATATTACAGCAGAAAATGCCTATAAGCACGAGATTTATATGATTTCTGTTTATGGAAGGAAAGATTTGGGAATGGGAATTTTACAGAACAAAACTAATGGTGGTGATGGTGTCTGTAATATGAGTGAAGAAACTAAACAAAAAATTAAAGAAAAAAGAGCACTTCAAAAATTTACTGATGAAACAAAATTGAAAATAAGTAAAGCATTAATAGGTAAAAAGAGACCCCCAGAAGTTATAGAAAAAATAAAAAAAGGAAGAACTGGAATAAAGCATACCGAAGAAGCAAAACGAAAAATAAAAGAAAAGAGAGCAAATCAAGTTTTTACTGAAGAAACTAGAAAAAAGTTAAGTGATTTACATAAAGGAAAATCCAAACCACATTTTTGGAAGAAATTTAAAATTATTAGTCCAGATGGAAATATAGTAGAAGAAGTTAATCTTACTAAATTTTGTATTGAAAATAATTTAAATTATAGTTGTATTCGTAGAGTTTTATGTGGAAAACAAAAACAACATAAAGGATGGACTAAACCTAAATAAATAAAAAACTATAAATATGGATTCCCAAGACTTACGCAATCTCTACGAAGCATATACTAATGTTTATGAGCAGCAGATTGGTGTTCCTCTAAAGAGTGCATCTGACCGTGATGCAAAGAATCAATTGCAAAAAATGATTCCAAAGGGAGAGAAGGTATATACTCCCAAATCAACACTGCAAAATGCTGCTTATGAACCAGAAGGTGAAGAAATTGAAGAAGATATAAGAAGTAGAGATGTAAGTGCAAGAGGTGGGTTTGATCCAAGATTTGATAGAAAACCAACAACTACTGGCAGTGGACAAGTTAGAACTCCTGGTGGACCTGTAAGAACTCCTGGTGGTCCAGTAACAACTCCAAGACCAACAGGACCAGTAGCACAAGCACCAAAACCTGCTGGTGGACTCCTTGGTTCATTAGATAAAGCTGCTAGAGATACTGCAGGCAGAGTTGGTGAGGTAATTGGCAGAGAAAAAGCAAAGAGTGTCCCTGGTGCAAATGTTCCTATTATTGGTGATGTTATTAAGAATGAAGGTGGAAGAAGGGGAAGAAATCAAGCACAGGGAATGTATGATAAGGCAAAGGAAACTCTTGGTAATGTCTTGAAGCAAGACTATGATTATGAGATTGATGAAATGGCAATAAATCCAAATAGTCGTTTCACTACAAGTGCCCAAAGAAATGCATATGCTTCAAATCAGATTGGTTCAAAGCAATTTTCTGATAGAGGTGGATATGCAGGACTCAAAGCAGGTGGTGGACAAGCAGCACTGAAAAAGGGAAGCAGTGTAAGTGATGTTCTTTATGCAGGACAAAAAGCAAAGCAAGCAAAAGCACAACAAGATTTCTCAAATAGAATAAACAAACCTGCTCAACAGCAATCTACACCAAAAAAACCAATGGATGATTTTGCTGCTGGTGGTGGTGCCGCAAAGATGAAAGCAACTGGTATGACTAAAGACCAGGTAATTGCACAAGGTAAAAAGAATCTTGCTAATTCATATGAACCAGATTTGTTTGATGTTATTCTTGAGTATCTGGTTGCAGAAGGATATGCAGATACTAATGAAAATGCATTAGTCATTATGGCAAATATGAGTGAAGAGTGGAGACAAACAATTATCGAAGCAGAAGTTATTGCTATGAAAGGTGGAGTTCCTGGTTCAGTGAAAGTTAGACCATCATTAAGTATTCCTGGAACTGATATTGGAGTAGGTCCAAATAAACCAGTTCCTGGGACATTTACAACTACAACTCCAGGTCAGAGGGAGAAAATTAAACAAGGTGATACTCATATTGACCGTGGTGTAGGTGGTATGCAACCAAGACAAGGTGCAGGTCCAACTGGAGATGAAAGAAGGAGATATAATTCTCAAGTTGCTAGAAGTAGAACTCCTGGAAAACCAATGCCCCAGTGAGACACTCCATAAACTGTCCCCAGACCCTGCAAGGGGTCTTTTTTT